AAATTTAAAATCTATATTATCGTAACTTTTAAAGTTACAATTATATTGGATATTAGTGATATGGTTCCATTAATTAATAAGAGTTAAATTTAGCAATGTGAAATTTCTGATCAGGGTTGCTGCAACCCTGATCAATCAACATCCAATTATCCAAGATATGTCTGATGCATCAGAAACTCCTGTTTATACCTAATTGAATATACTCCCATTTTTTTCATACTACCTAACAGAAATAGTGCGCAAGTAAGTTCTTAGCTTATTGTACATAAAGTAAGATAAAACTATGTCTACTTCTGGCACATAGCACACCTAAAACAGTAGCGTGTAATCATGTAAGCTCGGTGTAAGGAGGAGCAAATCCTCTCATGCAAAAAATACATAAAATCAGTAATGGCTGGAAATTATTCAATACCCGAACTATCAAAGGTTCGCCAGCAAGCCGCAGTATTCCGCCATGACAAGTTGCTGCGACTTTTTATGTTGAATGGATAAATACCCAGACCAGCAGACACGCCACCACCGGCACAGCAAAATCCATCAGGCTTGTCACATCCCATGCACGTGTATCAAAACCGCCCCACCACGGCATATTCATTCGCTTGCCATGCCCGAACATTTCGATCCAGCGATATTCTGCCTGGGTGTGTTCACGCGCAATGAAGAACGTACAACCGGCTATCGCCCCGTAAGCCCAGTTCCCGGTAAAAAGACCAATCAGTAGCTGCGCAGCCACAGCACAAAGCGCATGAAGAAAAGGTGTTATATCCATTTTCATCCTACCCAATAAAACGGGGCGCTCGGCCCCTTAATATTATTTAGACGCAAGCGCCGCATCAATTGCAGATAATCTTTGTCTTAATTCTGCGTTTTCTTCTTCCAGTGCTGTTATTCTGTCGTCTGACTCTCTGGCTACCTGAACAAGCAAGCCAGTAACACCAGAATAATCTACTGTGTAATAACGTTCACCTTCTTCACCTTCCGATCCGCTCGCACCGTCCTGATATTTCATTGCGGAACCTACAACTTCTGGGATTGCTTCCAGAGCTTCCTGTGCAATGACACCAGCATAGGGCATACCGTTTTCTTTAAGCGTGTATGTATAGCCGTTCATTTTACGGATGCGGTCGGTTGCATTATCGATCACCTGAATGTTGTCTTTCAGATCCCGGTCGGAATGCTGGTTAAATGCGGTGGCATGACATGCACCATTAACGCTTAACATATAGGTGTTATCGGTATTTTTCTGCGCATAGAACATATAAGCGCCACCATCAACACCGACTTCATAAACAACAGGACGGCTGGAGTTGCCCCACAATTGAGCAGTAACACCAGCATAAGCGGTTCCCTGTGTGTTTAATGTCATGGTTGACCCATGATTGGCATATTTGATCTGTAATGTGTCGGTGTAATCAAATTTAATAAGCGCGTTACTTCCACGCTTGCTGTATGACATAAGGCAGTTACCCATTTTGAGGTATCCGCTGTCACCGGGAAAAATCATCGTACCGCCATAAAGGTTGGTAAAGTCCCAGCAAATGTTTGTCCCGTTATCGTTCAGGTTAAGGCGCGCCATTGCGTTACCTGGGCTGTCTATCCATTTTTTGAGGTATAGCTCGCAATACGCATCCTCAACACCTGCCGTCCTGTGAGTTGAGCGGAGTTTTCTCCCAAATATAGCTCCGCTAGTTGGCAATACCTGCTGATACCATGAAGCAGACCAGTCACCAACGATTTCATCTTTGCTGTCTACATATAATTTTGTTGCGTAGCTTCCTTGATCGTTTTTTAATTTGCTAACGTCGGATTTTAGCGTTTTGATGTCATCAGGAATTACTGTCGATGTAGCCATTTTTCTTCCTCACATCCAGCCACGAAGTTGATGCTCAACAGCAACCACGTATTCATCGAATAATGACGATATTTGCGAATCATTAATGATGCGCACGCTTACAAAATATCCGTCCTCCTTAACACATACCGGCTCGCCATCTTCAGTAAGTTCTCCGGTTTCTTTGTACACATTACCTATCACGTCAATAAGAATATCATCCTGCATCGACTCGTCATCATAATAGCCAATACTCTCCATAAAGGCCGAAAAGTCGGCCCTGTCGGCAAATTTGAGTGTTAAATCTTTCATTAGATTGACTCCCCCACCTGAGCATCAGTCAATGCCTTGTGCCATATTCTGAAATTCCTGACATGACCAAATAAATGACGTAACCCGGCTGTAGTCTGGCCTCCAATACGGATAATTGCGGTGTTCTGAATACAGGACCATGTGGTTTTTGTTTCGCTGGATATATGCCCGTTACTTACTGAGCACGTAGACTGCTCTGACTTTACACGCATCCCCATAACCATTTTTTCAAGCGATGCGTTTTCGTTTACCCGTCTGTTAGCTCCTCCAATATCGCAATAAGGAAATCCGTCGTAATCTGTTGAACGACCGAAGCCAAGAATAATAGCCGCTCCGGTTTGATGACCGCCGGTATCAAAAACACGTGGCGCTGCATTTGGCGTTTTATACCAGTTCTTATGTACCTCACAAAGAACCGTAAAAGGAAGATTATAAAGATTATTCTTAATTGGAACTGTAACTATATCGCTTGCGCGGGTCGCCGCCGTCGCTCCTGATATAATAAAAGATGATACACAAGGCCCATCTTCTACTTGTGGGGTGGCCAGATAAATATAGTCACCAGATACGGTTGCCCCGCTCTGCTTAGGAGAATACTGTATCTGAGAGCCTATTTTTAACTCCCCATCAATTGCCTGAATTGTTGCCTCTGCAAAAATCCATCCGGTAGCTTCGTCCTTTCTGACTCTCGCTGTAATTCTTGAGGCAGCACCGCCTGTCATATTAATTTCAAGCGTTTGTGTATCAATATACGCATCACCAAGAAAAGTTGTTGCGCTACCGTCATATTTATCAAACCGGATACGCAACCTTACCTGCAGTTCTGTTTTAAAACGACATGAGGTTGTCACGTGTTTATTATCGCCTGAGACATCAACTGACTTTGTTGCAGCAATTGATGCCATATTAATGGCTGAGGTTTGCCCAATCAGAGAATCGTTGCAGACAAACTTTCCATAGGTAAAACCAAAATTATCCGTCCCTGTTTCGGGCACATCCATATTTGACGATCGCCCCCAACTGGCAGGGCTTTCCGAATTGAGCATGTAGTTTGTTCTTTGCCCCTCAATAAGCAGGCCATCACGTTCAAATCGTGGCTCGTCAATGGCAGCCTCTGTCAGCACACCAGATTTGTTAATATAGGTTGCTTTCGATGCACGTTTAAACTTAACAATCTTGTCGCCAGGCATCGTTATTTCATCGTCACCAATAACAATTTTTTTATATGATGGCGAAAAGCCCGTAATCATATCCAGCGAATCGTTAAATGGTATCCACACATCAGGCAGCGGCTGTAAGACATATTTATACGGCTCCGCAGCCTGGCTTGCGTACTCTCTGGCTGCATCTTCGCTTGCTTTAGCTGCCGTCTGGCTTGCTGCCGATGCTTTCGCTGAGTTCGCAGCCGCTGTTTCGCTCACCTTTGCGTTGGTTTCACTGGTTTTTGCTGCTTTTTGACTGTTAGCTGATGCAGTGGCAGAAGCAGCCGCCGCGCTTGCAGAACTGGCTGCGGCACTCTCGCTTTGGGCCGCTGCATCCTGACTGCTTTTCGCCGCAGTTTCACTGGCTTTGGCATTCGTTTCGCTGGTCTTCGCTGCCGTCTGGCTGGACTTTGCGTTAGTTTCACTCGTCTTCGCAGCTTTCTGGCTGTTAGCCGCAGCAGTTGCTGATCCAGCTGCTGAAGTCGCAGAACCGGCTGCCGCGCTCTCGCTTTGGGCTGCTGCAACCTGGCTGTTTTTTGCTGCAGTTTCACTGGCTTTAGCATTCGTTTCGCTGGTCTTCGCTGCCGTCTGGCTGGACTTTGCGTTGGTTTCGCTCGTCTTTGCGGCTGTCTCGCTATTTTTCGCGTTGGTTTCTGATTTTTTAGCTGCTGTTGCGGAGTTTGCCGATGCAGTCTGCGAGGCCGCTGCCGCCTGTGCGCTGTTAGCTGCATTCGTTTCTGAGGTTTTCGCCGCGTTCTTCGATGATGCCGCTGCAGTTTCGGATTTCTTTGCCGCCGCTGCGCTCTGAGAGGCGGCTTCAGCGTTGCGTGCCGCTTCTTCCACCATTTCCTCAAAACGACGCAATGCCTCCGGCATGACATCATCCTCCGTCATGGCACCGAGAAAATCATTCAGCGTACCGGGTTGAGAATCTTCATACACGGTGATGGTCCCGGCATGTGACGGCGGGAATCCCTCCACCAACAGAATAACGCTGTACTGACCGTACTCAACGTCCATGCTGTAACGCCCGGCTTCATCCGGATTTTCTGAGGCCAGCGTGTTCACCACCACCGTGGTACTGTTACGTTTTGCTTTCAGCTGGATTGTGCAGTTCTGTACCGGTTTTCCTGTGCCGTCTTTCAGTACACCTGAAATCTTTACTGCCATATTCACCCCACAAAAAAGCCCGCCTGAACCGGCGGGCTGTCATAACACTGTGTTACCTGGCTAATCAGAATTTATAACCAACACCCACGATGAACCCGTCAGTGCGCCAGTCACCACTGCCAGAACCTTCATAAGCAATATCAATGGCCACGGATTCGGTCGGGTTAAACTGCACGCCAGCCCCCCACGCCAGAGACGTGTTGCTGTGGCGACCGTCATCACTTCCGGTCAGCACATCGTGCGTTTTCCCCTTGTTGTCAGTTACGCGAAGGTAATCCCCGGAAAAAGTCGAAACACGGCTGTAAGCCATACCCGCCATCGCATACGCGCTGAACCATTCATTCACGCGCACAGACGGCCCCGCCATCACGCTGAACCAGCGGTTACGCACGGAATCTTCATGCCAGCGGGTATCGCTGTAACGGGTCAGCTGGCGATTCTTGTCTCCTGCATAGCTGAATGACGTCACCAGCCCCAGCGTATCCGTAAACTCATAACGGTATTTCACGTTAATCCCGTTCAGATCATCACTGCCGGGAACGTTGGTCCGGGCATGAAGATACCCCGCGCTCAGCGTGGACTGATGTTCAGATGCCCATGCAGGCGCACCGGATACGGCCAGACAAATGGCTGCGGACAAAATGGCGGCATAAAGTTTACGCATAATTACCTCTCGCTTTTCTGCAATAAAAAAGGCGTCATTTCTGACGCCCGTTCTGGGTTATAAAATTCAGCTGATACTGATACCTGCTGTGGATTTTTTCATCACCACAACCAGCAGATCGCTGATACTGGTTGTTGGTGTCCAGTTATTCGCTCCTGATGAAGATACGGTGAATGTCAGTGTCAGCGTCCCCTGTCCGGCAGGCATATCTATAACTGAGGAAAATACGCCCTGAGCATCCGTCGTGGACTGATTAAAAATCTCCTGACCATTGCGGGTCACTCTTAACCGGCAGGTTGAATACCAGTATGACTGTTGGTTATTACTGTTGAAATTCTCATGCTTACCACCGCGGAATAACACTGGCGGTATCATGACCTGCCGGTCAAATTTCTGATCATCACTGATTCTTACCGTGATGGTGCCACTGGCATAACTGTTCGTGCGGGGGAAAGACTTGCTGACCGTTTTGACAATATCGCCTTCAATCTGATTGGCTGACAGTTTCCCCTTAATCTGACAGTTCTCATTAATCGTGACGTTGTTGAGCGTCCCGGAGTTCGCATTCACACTGCCACTGATATCCGCATTTTTAGCAGTCAGCTTTCCGTCCGGTGTCAGGGAAAATGCCGGTGGATTTCCACCGCTGGTAATGGTGGGGGCCGTCAGGCGCTTCAGGAACACGTCGTTCATGAATATCTGGTTGCCCTGCGCCACAAACATCGGCGTTTCATTCCCGTTTGCCGGGTCAATAAACGCGATACGATTGGCGGCAACCAGAAACTGGCTCAGTTTGCCTTCCTCCGTGTCCTCCATGCTGAGGCCAATACCCGCGACATAATGTTTGCCGTCTTTGGTCTGCTCAATTTTGACGCCCCACATGGCATTCCACTTATCGTTAGCATCCTTCCACTCTTTCGAAAACTGCTCCAGTTTGCTGGCGTTATCCTCCGTCAGGTCGACTTTTTCCAGCAGCTCTTTACCAAGATGGGATTCGGTTATCTTGCCTTTGAAAAAATCCAGGTAACCTTCCGCATCATCGCTCGCCCGACCGACGGCCTCCACGAATGCCGATTTGCCAACGGTATTCACACTGCGGATATAAAAGTAATAATCATGGCCCGGTTTGATATTGATACTGGCGGCTATCCAGTACAGCCCCGTGCCAAGGTAGCGGGCTGTGGTTTCAACCTGCCTGATATCGGTAATCCGCGTTTCCGAGAAACAGAACTCAAATTGTACCGTCGGATCATAAACCGCAAGATGCGGCGTGGCGGTTATCTGAAAATAGCCCGGTGTCAGCTCAATCCGAGACGGCGCTGCCGGTGCGGCAATCCGGAACGATACCGATGCCGGATCGCCCTGCTGTCCCCACGCATTTACCGCCCGGACAGTCAGCCTGTAGTTCCCCAGCGCCAGTTGCGTGAAGCGGTATGTGGTTTCCGTCGTCCTGGCCGTACTGACCAGCCGCTCACTGCCATCGTCCGCTGCCACGGTCAGGCGAAGCAGGAAGCTCTCCCCCTTCACCACCTTCGGCGTGTCCCAGCGCGCCAGCACCTGATATTCCCCGCTGTCTGCGGTGACTTCGGCAGTCAGGTGCTGCACCGCGGGCGGCGTGACGCCATTCACCGTGCCGCTCAGGTCGCCGTCAAAGTGCGCCCCGTTATCCACGATGGCTTCTTTTTCGGGTACATGCTGCACGGCGGTGATGGCATACGTGCCGTCGTCGTTCTCACGGATACTCACGCAGCGGAACAGGCGCTGGCGCAACGTCGGCAACTTCAGCCCCCATACGCTGTATCCGGCAACGCCGTCAGGAACACGGCTCACTTTTACCTTCACGCCGTCGGTGACGGACTGGACCTGCACGCTGACCGGATTGCCACTTCCGTCAACCAGGCTTATCAGCGTGGTACCGGAGGATGGCAGCGTGATTTCACGGTCGAGCGTCAGCGTCCGGGTCTGGCTGTTCACCGCCAGCACGCGCCCGCCGATGCTGATCCCCGCATAGTCATCATCGCAGATTTCAATAACATCACCCGGCACATGGCGAAGCCCTTCGGCACCCACGCTGAAATCCACGGTCTGCGTCTCCAGCAGCTCCGTTTTAATCAGCCACAGCCCGGCGCGGTGTGCCTGCCCCCGGCTGGTACAGCCAAAGGCATCCATCTTCGTGACGTTACGACCGTAACGGAGAATGGCCTGCGTGTCCTCCACAAGCTCTGTCGCCGTCTCCCAGCCGTTATCCGGGTCAATCCAGTTCACCTCAACGGCATTATGGCGGTCCTTGAGGGCGCTGAAGCTGTAGCGGAACGGCGCGCCATCATCCGGCATCACCACATTACTGCGGTTATAGGTCCACACCTTATCCGACGGTCGGTCCTGCACGAACGTCAGCGTCTGCCCGTTCCATACCGGCATACAGCGCATCGCCGAGCAGAAATCGCTGAGAACATCCCACGCCTTACGCTGTGTGGTCAGCCAGGCATTACAGGTGATGCGCGGCTCCGTGCCGCCAAAGCCGTCCGGCACTGACTGGTCGCAGTACTGGCCGATGACATACAGCGCCCATTTATCCACATCCGCCGCACCAAGACGTTTCCCCATGCCGTAGCGCGGATGGGTCAGCATATCCCACAGACACCAGGCCATGTTGTTGCTGTATGCCGGTTTAAACGTTCCGTCCCAGATACCGCTGTATTGCCGCGTCTGCGGGTTATAATTCGACGGCACCTGCAGAATACGCCCGCGCAGATGATAATTACGGCTCACCTTCTGGCTGCCGAACTGCTCCGAGTCCACCTGCACGCCGACCAGTGCCGTGTTCGGGTAGCACTGTTTCACATCGATAATTTCGGTGTATGACGACCAGAGCGTTTTGTTCTGCAGCTGGTCTGTGGTGCCGTCCGGCGTCATCCTGCGCATCCGGATATTAAACGGGCGCGGCGGCAGGTTATCCACCACTACCGAGGCCAGATACTGTGAAGTGGTTTTACCCTTAATGGTGATGTCTTTTTCCGTCACCCAGCCACCGTTACGTTGTATCTGAACCAGCAGGCGGACTTCCGATGGATTCCTGTCCCCCTTTGAGGTGGTTTCCACCAGTGCCTGCACGCCGAAAGTAAAACGCAGACGGTCAATGTTTGCCGACGTGATGGTGCGGGTGATCGGCGTGTCATATTTCACTTCCGTACCCAGCACAGTCTCGGAGCCGGAGGATTCAAAACCTTCCGGCGGTGTCTGCTCCTGCTCACCTGCCCGGAACACCACCGTGACGCCGGAGATGTTGGTATTCCCCTCACTGTCCAGCACCGGCGTACTGTTCAGCAGCACGCTTTTTAATCCATCTACCGGACCTTCAACCGGCCCTTCGCTGATGGCATCGATCACACTCAGCAACTGCGTGGACTTCAGGTTGTCCTTCGCTTCGCGCGGGGTATGCCCCTTACTGCTTCCTTTACCCATTCCTCACGCTCCATAAATGACAAAACCGCCCGCAGGCGGTTTCACATAAAACATTTTGCATCAGCGACCAATCACCACAACCTGACCACCGTCCCCTTCGTCTGCCGTGCTGATCTCCTGAGAAACCACACGTGATCCCACGCGCATTTCACCGTACAGAACGGGCAGAACATTGCCCTGGGCAACCATGTTATCCAGTGAGGAGAAATAGGTGTTTTGTTTGCCGTTATCCGTTGTCTGTGTACGGGGAGTTCTGGCTTTCGGTGCCAGCATCTGGGCCACACCACCGAGCACCATACTGGCACCGAGAGAAAACAGGATGCCGGTCATACCACCGGCCCCAATGGCTGCCCCCCACGCTGCAAGGGTGGCTCCGGCAGTAAAGAATGATCCGGCAATGGCGGCTGCTCCCAGGACAATCTGGAATACGCCACCTGACTTGGCCCCGGCGACTCTGGGAACAATATGAATCACAGCGCCATCAGGCAGAGTCTCATGTAACTGCGCCGTTAACCCGGACGTGCTGACATCCCGCCCGGCAATCCGTACCTGATACCAGCCGTCGCTCAGTTTCTGACGAAACGCCGGGAGCTGTGTGGCCAGTGCGCGGATGGCTTCAGCCCCCGTTTTCACACGAAGGTCGATGCGGCGGCCAAATCGTTGCAAATCCCCGTAAAGGCAGATGCGCGCCATGCCCGGTGACGCCAGAGGGAGTGTGTGCGTCGCTGCCATTTGTCGGTATACCTCTCTCGTTTGCTCAGTTGTTCAGGAATATGGTGCAGCAGCTCGCCATCACCACAGTAAATGGCGGCATGATTCGGCACCGATGAACCAAAACAGCACAGCAGCACATCGCCCAGTTGTGCTGATGACAACGGCACCTGATACAGCCCTGTGGCCTCCAGATTATCCAGATAGAGATTCTGACCGTGACGCCACCAGTCATCCCCGCGATGAAAATCCGGCATCTCAATCCCCGCCAGATGATAAGCATCCCGGAACAGCGTGTAACAGTCCGTCACCCCGTGCTCAAAGCGCCGCCCGGTGAGATGCGGCACACAGCGGAACTTATGAATCGTCCCCCGGCAGACCAGCCACCACGGCAAATCACTCTGCACCTGCAGCCGCCGGTCGGCCTCACTCAGCCAGGGCAGACCACCGGGGTGGCTGTGGACCAGCGCCACAATCTCACCCTGCATTTCTGCCTGCAGCCAGTCTTCCGGCGACATACGGAAATACGCCTCCGGCTCACCGGAGATATTCACGCAGGGGAAATATCTTTCCCCCTCCGGCGTGCTTACCACGAAGCCGCACGACTCCGCTGGCGCACATCGCCGGGCGTGCGCCAGAATCGCTGATTCTGTCTGTGTCATGGGATTTACTGCGAAAGTTTGTTAATGGAAAGGAAGCCGCCAAAGTTGCCGACGTTATTGCGGAACTTACAACCGCTCAGGCATTTGCTGCATTTATCCTTCGTGATATCGGACGTTGGCTGGTCATATTCATCCGCGACCGCCGGACCGTGATAACCGCACTCATCGCCGCGATAGGTCCAGGTGCAGGTGTTGGCCAGCATGATACGTCCCGGAAAAACAGCGCCGTCCGTTTCCGTCGGCGTGGACAGTACAAAAGAGGCACTCACCGCGCTCAGTTCGCTGCACTGCTCAATGCGCCAGCGGCTGATCACCTCCTGCTCCGGATCGGCGTCACTGTTTCCGTTGACGAAGTTCACCGCATCCAGAAAACGGGCGTAAACCTTACGCCGGACCACCGTTCCGCCGACCAGACTCTGCAGATCTTCCGCCATCCCGGTGACCATACCGTACAGGTTAGAAACCGTCAGCGTGGGGCGCGTACTGGTGCCTTTGCCATTCAGTTCAAAACCACTCCCCTGAATGGGATACGGCTGATACTGTCGCCCCTGCCAGGTGACCGGCTCACCTTTTTCGTTCTGCTCATTACAGAAAAAATAACGTTCTCCACCGACCTCTGTCAGATCGATTTCCCAGAGCACCACGCTGGCAGACTGCTCCGCACGGGTGCATTCATTCAGTGTTTCCTGCCGGATATCCTGCATCAGTTCACCACCTGTTCAAACTCTGCGCTGAACTCAACACGCAGCATACTGACCCGCGACGACCATTTTGCGCAGGTCACCTTTATCTGCCGCCACTCATAAGGCGGCGTCCACAGAAAGGATTTCCAGCCCCCGTGCTCAGCCAGAAACGACTCAAGCGCCGTGGCCTCCCAACGGGGAACAGAAAGCGTCACGCTGTACGTTTTCAGGTCGGCATTCAGCCCGGCAGGCGCTCGCTGGGAATAGCCATCACCAAAGCGCACCTTTCTTACGGAAGGGGCCGAAGCCACATCCATACCGGGTTTCACTTTCCAGCGGAAGGTTTTCATCGTCCACCTCCGGAGAACAGACCACCATCGCGCATCTGCCCGGTCACAACATCCATTGCCGCCTTACGGGCTACGTCATAAACCGCCTTCAGTGCCTGTGGCCCTATCTGCCCGTTCGTGCCGTCGTTGTTAATCACCACATGGTTATTCTGCTCAAACTTCCCGGACGCCTGCGAGAGGCTGTCCGCCATGCTGCCCGGTGTACCGACATAACCGCCGGTGGCATAGCCGCGCATCAGCCGGTAAAGATTTCCCACGCCAATCCGGCTGGTTGCCTCCTTCGTGAAGACAAATTCACCACGGTGAACAATCCCCGCTGGCTCATATTTGCCGCCGGTTCCCGTAAACCCTCCGGCCGCAAAATGGAATTTCGCCGCAGCTGCCTGAATGGCTGTACCGCCTGACGCGGATGCGCCGCCGCCAATGGCGCTGCCTATACTTCCGACAATCCCCACCATTGCCTGCTTAAGCAGAATTTCTGTCATCATGGACAGCACGGAACGGGTGAAGCTGCGCCAGTTCTGTTCACTGCCGGTCAGCATCGCCGCCATATTCTGTGCAATACCATCAAAGGTCTGCGTGGCAGCACTTTTAACCTGCGACATACTGTCCGTGGCGCTCTCTTCCCACTCACTCCAGCCTGACCTGAGGCCTGCCATCCAGCTCCCGCGAAGCTGGTCTTCAGCCGCCCAGGTCTTTTTCTGCTCTGACATGACGTTATTCAGCGCCAGCGGATTATCGCCATACTGTTCCTTCAGACGCTGTTCTGTGGCTTCCCGCGCTGCCTGCCGGTCAGTCAGCCCCCGGCTTTTCGCATCAATGGCGGCCCGTTTTGCCCGTTGCTGCTGTGCGAATTTATCCGCCTGCTGCGCCAGCGCGTTCAGGCGCTCCTGATACGTAACCTTGTCGCCAAGTGCAGCCAGCTGGCGTTTGTACTCCAGCGTCTCATCTTTATGCGCCAGCAGGGATTTCTCCTGTGCAGACAGCTGGCGACGTTGCGCCGCCTCCTCCAGTACCGCGAACTGACTCTCCGCCTTCCACAAATCCCGGCGCTGCTGGCTGATTTTCTCATTTGCTCCGGCATGCTTCTCCAGCGTCCGGAGTTCTGCCTGAAGCGTCAGCAGGGCAGCATGAGCACTGTCTTCCTGACGATCGCCCGCAGACACCTTCACGCCGGACTGTTTCGGCTTTTTCAGCGTCGCTTCATAATCCTTTTTCGCCGCCGCCATCAGCGTGTTGTAATCTGCCTGCAGGATTTTCCCGTCTTTCAGTGCCTTGTTCAGTTCTTCCTGACGGGCGGTATATTTCTCCAGCGGCGTCTGCAGGCGTTCGTAAGCCTTCTGCGCCTCTTCGGTATATTTCAGCCGTGACGCTTCAGTATCGCTCTGCTGCTGCGCATTTTTGTCCTGTTGAGTCTGCTGCTCAGCCTTCTTTCGGGCGGCTTCAAGCGCAAGACGGGCCTTTTCACGATCATCCCAGTAACGCGCCCGCGCTTCATCGTTAACAAAATAATCATCCTTGCGCAGATTCCAGATGTCGTCTGCTTTCTTAAACGCAGCCTCTGCCTTAATCAGCATCTCCTGCGCGGTATCAGGACGACCAATATCCAGCACCGCATCCCACATGGATTTGAATGCCCGCGCAGTCCTGTCTGCCCAGGTCTCCAGCGTGCCCATGTTCTCTTTCAGGCGGCGGGTCTGGTCATCAAACCCTTTCGTTGCGGCCTCGTTCGCCGCCTGCAATGCCCCGGCTTCATCGCCGGAACGCTGCAACTGAGCAACATACGCAATCTGCTCCGCCGTCACGTTATGGAACTGGCGTGCCATCGCCGTCAGCCCCGACGTCGGGTCTGTGGTCAGCTTCCCGAAGGCTTCAGCGACCTTGTCCACCTCCACGCCGGATGCAGAGGAGAAACGCGCCACACTCTGGCTGATGGACGCAATCTGAGCCTCACCGCTTACCCCCGCCTTAACCAGTGCGCTGAGTGACTCGCTGGTCTGGTTAAACGTCAGCCCTGCCGCCTGCCCGGCTCTGGACAGGACCAGCATGCGATCTGCCGTCAGACCCGACTGATTGCCGGAAAGGACCAGCGTTTTGTTGAAATCGGACAGGGTTGAGTTGCCCTGATACCAGGCATACGCCAGCGCACCGGTCGCCACCGCCAGCGAGGTGGCCCCCACCATCGGCAGGGTGATCGCACCGGCAAGCCCCCTGAACATGGGGATCATCCCGCCGAAGGAGTCCTTCACCTGCCCCCCCTGTTGCAGCAGGATCAGCCACGGACTTTGCCCGCCTGCAAGCTGCGTGGCCACGTCGGTGAACTGTGCAGGCAGCATACGCATGGCGGCTTTATACTGCCCGACGGAAATCCCCGCTTTCTGTGCAGCCAGCGCCTGTCGGCTCAGCGACTGTTCAACGACTGCCGCTGTTTTTTTCGCATCACTTTCCGTACCGGAAAAATGACGCCTGACTCTGGCCATCTGCTCGTCAAATCTGGCCGCATCCAGACTTAAATCAACGACCAGATCGCCTACCGGTTCAGCCATACCGGATTCCTCCTGCGATCCCTTCTGATACTGTCATCAGCATTACGTCATCCTCCGTCATGTCCGCCACATCCGGGGAAACGGGGATAACTTCATTCCCGTCCGGGCCAAAGCGGACACCTCCGGCAAGCCCTGTCGCTTTCTGCATCAGCACATCATCTTCAGGCTCTTCGTCAGCCTCGCGCCGGTTCAGCAGACTGAAATCCAGCGGATGCATATCCGGATCGCTGAAAAACAGGCTGAGCACGATGTACGTCAGCCCGGAAAAGTGCATATCCAGCAGAACATCATGAAAATAATGGGTACTGTAAAAGCGGTGCCAGTCGGCATACTCCGTGGATGACATCCCGGCAAGCATGGCACGCCAGTCGGGTCGCCCCATCTCGCGCGCCAGTTTCAGGGCAAAACTCAGCTCACCGTCGAACACTTTCCCGCAGAAACAGGCTCTGCAGGCCCGGCGTCCTCTGTCTGTTCAGGGGCATTATTCACAACAAACTCATACATACCAGACAGCCGGTACACCACGTTTTCAGCATGAGAAATTGCCTCTGTGGGCCAGGTGGTAAGCACTTCCTGCTCAATCTGTTTAACGGCTTCATTCATGGACGGCATCTGCGTCTTCTGCGGATGGTTATGCCACAGGGACATCGCCACCAGAAACGCGCCGGTTCTGATGGCGTCTTCCACAGTAAACTTCCGGTTGCTGTCTGACTCCGCCTGTTCTGCCTGCCGTTTCATCAGGGCGAGATGCTCAATACGCTGCAGGGCTGACAGTTCAGAAAGCGTGACGGTCACGCCGTTATGTTCAAATGATTCGGTTTTCAGGAACATCGCTGACTCTCCGGATTAACTGTCAGTGACAGTGATTTCTGCAACCGCAGCAAGTTCACCATTACCGGATACAACCGGAATGTTGACCTTACCTGCAGCAACGCCGTTCACGGTGATGGTCATACCACTGACCGACACGGTGGCTTTTGTTTTATCCGCAGACACCGCACGAAAGCTCTTGTCGGTTACGCCCTCCGGCTGGAAGGCCACGGTCAGCGTGGTGCTCTGCCCTTTCACCACCGAGGTGCTGGCAGGCGTCACGGTCATGCCGGTTGCCGCTGTTACCGTGCTGCGATCTTCTGCCATCGACGGACGTCCCACATTGGTGACTTTCACCGTGCGGGTGATCACTTCCTTCGCCGTCACCGCCTTACCGATACTGCTGACCCAGCCACGGAACACATCGACCGTGCCGTTCGGGAAGCGGATTTTATAGGCACGGGTATCGCCTTCATTAAACCACGCCAGCAGCGCCTGCTGCCCCTGCTCTCCGGGCATCCACGCCAGCGTGAAGCTGGTATCTCCGGCAGATTTCTGCCCCTGCCCGGTCGCAGTCCAGTCTGCATCTTCATCATCGAGATAGCTGTCGTCACAGGACTCAGCGGTCAGTTCGCCGGGCGTCAGGTCTTTAACTTTTGCCAGACGCGACCAGTCAACGTCTGAAAGCGGATTCGCATAAGGGTCACCGCTCCCCTTATAAACCCACAGGGTGGTCCCGGCACCTTTCACCGGCATTGTAGGATTTGGTACAGGCATAGCGTCCTCACATTTCATAGGTAATGACATAAGTCAGACCGGCTGAACTCCACAGGCCCGCATCATCGTCGCGCCGGTAGTCATAGCCGCTGGCCACCATACTGGTGATCAAATCTGACAGTGCCGGGATATCGCTCATCACCGGATAAATCCGGGACTCCATCCACGCATCCAGCTCTGAATCCGGCACCTGAGCAGGCAGGAAAACTTCGATATGCAGCTCCGCCTGCCAGGTATCGCTGTCCAGCTCTTCGCCCGTGTATTCAGCGCCGGTGAGATAAACGGCAACTGCCGGAAAATCCGCCTCATCAAAAACAGCGGGGCGACCATCAAAAAGCGTCGCCCCGGTGTCATGCTTCTCCAGTGCATCCAGTACGGCTGCACGGAGTTCAGTATGTTTCATCGCTTTATTACCATTCTCAGTTGATGCTGCAGCGCATAGCCCAGCTCTTTCGGAAGACGTTCACGCCGTATCCGTTCAATATTCTGTTTAAACGCCGTGGTCAGCGGCACCGCCATCGGGATTTTCACCACATCAATGGGGTAACGGTTTTTCCCGGCCACACGCTGCATGACATGCCAGCGGCCATTTTTCAGTTGCTGAATAAACGCGCCGGGAATACGACGGTTTCCCACCACAAGCACGCTGCCGCCACCTTTCAGGGCTGAACGCTGCCCCTTTTTACGACGCCTGCGTCGGGACAGGACAATCCGCGCGTTACCCTGCTTTATTACGGGCAAATCCCCCCGGTTAACCCTGATTCTGGCCTGCGGATTTTTGACCGTGGCCCTTTTCAGCCTGGCCCTTTCCTTTACCAGTTTCCGGCGTACCTTTGTCTCACGGGCAACCTGTGACGCAGACTGCGATATCGCGGATGACGCAACGCGGTTAATGGCCATTGCGGCGGCACCAGGCACCGCCGTTTTGCTGATACGGCTGAGGTTTTCAACGGCCTGCTCAAGACCTTTTATGGCCATACATCCCCCTTTCAGCGGCGACGGTTAACGGCAGGCGGCACGCCACGCCCAAGCCAGAGATGACAGCTTCCGCCATCATCCGGCGAAACCCGGTCTATCCAGAAGTTTTCCTCACCGATGGTCAGCGTGTCTCCACGCCGCAGCTGCCGCACCTCATCAGTCCGGACAAACAGGGACGGGCTGGAGCCTTCAACGCGCACGCCCTGTCCGGCATAGCTGATATTTTCAGGGTCATCAAAAACACCACGTATCACAGCACCGGACTGCTCACCGGATGTCATGGTGGCTGACGTTCCCATGTACCCGCGTATCGTTTCATCAGCGCGGGCAATGGCAGCATCGAACAGGTTATCGAAATCAGCGTAAGCGGCTCGTCAGAACCGTATTGATATTTACTGAGAGCTCAGATCAACTTTCCAGGGCAACAGATCGCGTACCCGGTTTGCCGGCCAGTCCTGGATATGTTCAATGACGTAGCGCAGCCACTTTTCTGGCTCCACATTGTTCAGACGGCATGTGCCGATCAGCGAGTACAACACCGCCGCATGTTCACCACCGCTGTCGGAACCCGCGAACATCCAGTTTTTCCGGCCTACGGCCACTCCCCGTAAGGCGTTCTCTGCGATGTTGTTGTCGATTTCCACCCAGCCATTACTGCAGTACACGTTCAGTGCATCCCACTGTTTCAGCAGGTATGCGAACGCTTTTGCCGTATCTGAGTGACGCGACAGTGTTTTCATCTGTTGCTGTATCCAGTCATACAGTGACTGCATCAGTGGCGCGGCTCTGGTTTTTCTTGCCGCCAGACGCTGTTCTGCTGAACAGCCCCGGACCTCTGCCTCGATGGCATACAGTTCACCGATACGCTGCAGGGCTTCCGTGGTGATGTCGGTGGGCGCTCTTGCATGCACATCGTGGATTTTTCTCCGGGCATGAGCCATACACGCGGCTTCCGTTATTCTGCCGGATTCGTATAACGCCCGGTAACCACCGTAAGCATCGGCCTGAAGCACACCGCTGTAACCGGCCAGGTGATTTTGTGGATGGATACCTTTCCGGTCCGGACTGTACGCGAACCAGACCGCCGGGGGCATCTGTGAACCGGCGTTACGGTCATCACGGACGTAGACCCACAGCCGGGCTGTCCGGGTTTTACCGCTGCCCGGCTCCTGGACCGGGACGGGGATATCATCAGCATGGACTTTACCGGGCATCAGCACATACTGGCGCAGGACGTCATACAGCGGCTCCAGTAGTTCAGCAACGGCACCTGTCCAGCGCCCCAGCGTGGCGCGGCTCAGCTCCACACCCTGACGGCGGTATATCTCTGACTGGCGGTATAACGGCAGATGGTCTGCATATTTTCCGGTGACGACATGGGCCAGGAGCCCCGCTCCGGCATAACTGCGTGCAATGGGTTTTGAAGGTACTGGTGCCTGCACGATATGGTCGCACCGGCAACAGGCCAGTTTCGGACGTTGTGTTTCGATAACCTTAAAGGCGCTGCTGATAAGCTCCAGTTGCTCTGACACATCACATCCCAGAGAACTGAGTTCACCACCACAGGCCGGACAGCATTCCTCTTCCGGCCGGATAACCCGGGTTTCACGGGGAAGTGAGGCCGGTAACGGTTTACGGGCTGAAGACTGGCGCAGGGCGGATGGCAGTACCGGGTCATATTGCTCACCCAGCGTTTCCGCCATTTCTTCCTGAAGTGCGCTGATTCGCTCCTGTGCTTCCTGTATCTGCCGTTCGGTTTTTGCGCGAAGTTTTTCTGAGCTTTTACCGAACTGCATACGCTGCAGTTTCGCAACCAGCGCCTTCAGCCGGTTGATTTCGGAAGCATAAGCCGCCACCCGCTGTGAGAGCAGGCGGTTGTATTCAGCCATCTGGCGTATGGTGTCCTGTTGCGTCTGCAACAGTGCCCGCAGGCGGGCGTTCTCATGAGCAAGTGAGGTGTCCATATCCTCACTTTACAACGGGTTATATACGGATTCCAGCGCGTTCCGTTCGTTTCGGGTGCTTCCAGTTGATACCTTCAAGAAGCATGGATAACTGAGCCGGAGTAAGGTGCACCTTGCCGTCACGGGTGACTGGCCAGACGAAGCGGCCCCGCTCCAGGCGTTTGGTGAAGAGGCACAGTCCGTCACTGTCAGCCCACAACACTTTTATCTGGTCACCCCGGCGTCCGCGGAAGATGAACAGGTGTCCGGAGAACGGGTCATCCTTCAGGACGTTCTGAACTTTTGATGCCAGGCCGTTAAAACCATTTCGCATGTCGGTGATACCGGCAACCAGCCAGATACGCGAACCGGCAGGGAGAGATATCATCAGTGGCTGCTCCCTTTCATTTCGCGGATAAGTGTCTGTAATAACGCCGGCGTCAGTTTACCTTTAAGCCTGAGAGTTCCGGCCGGCAGAACCAGCTCGCAGCACAGACTGTCTGGCAGTGTATTTATCTGTTCAGGTATCTGCACTGGTGCCGGGATTTTATTATCCGGCTCCGGCGTTAACGTCACGGGAAGTAGCGATGTTTCATGTTCGCCGGGCGGCTGCAGGCCGCCGTTACGCCAGAGATGCCGCCAGTTAAAGAGCAGGTTATCGTTGATTCCGTTTTCCCGGGCGATCTGCGCCACACAGGCTCCGGGCTGCAGTGACTGCTCCACTAAGGCGATTTTAAACTCATAAGGGAAGTTGGGCCGCCGGGGACGTTTTTTTACCACGGGGGCTTCGGATATAACGGTGCTTTCAGGACGTACGACTGGTACCGTGGAAAATTGTCCGTAAAGGCAGGCATCAAGTTCCTGCTCCGACATGCCTGCGGGCAAAGGCCACGAAAGGCCAGCTCTCCGAAAGCGCACGAACATACTACAAACGGTTGATTTTGGTACACCCAGGCGACGCCCGGCCACAACCCGGGGTAAATGTTCTTCAAAGTGAAGACGTAAAGCTTCAGTGATCCAGGTCCGATGTTTCATACGATAGTGTCCATTAAAAATGATGGACATTATTTTTGTAGAGCCGGAGGAAACAGACCAGACGGTTTAAATGAGCCGGTTACAAATCAGCCACAGCGCCTCCCGTTATTGCATTCTGGCCAGGCCACGTTCTGTCATTTCGGCTGCCACACCGGCAGAGACACGAAACGCCGTTCCCGGCAGCACAAATGCCACAGGTTTATCCCGCGTGGCGTGAAGTGCATCAGTATGCAGCGTCACCAGTGCCACGACCGTGACCAGAGCAGCCGTATCAATCACGGTATCCGGCTGCGCTGATACCACCTCATTTTCATGCCCGGTCAGCACATTTTCCCGGCTGAGAGGGGTGTCCTGACCGGCACTGTCGCCCGTGTCATCAAGCTCTTCTTCCAGCTCTGCCACACGGAGCGCCAGTTCTTCTTTCGTCCCCGTCAGGCTGATATCACGGTTCAGTTGTTCACCCAGCGAGCGGAGACGGGCAATCAGTTCATCTTTCGTCATGGACTCCTCCACAGAGAAACAATGGCCCCGAAGGGCCATGATTACGCCAGTTGTACAGACACGAACTCATCAGGGTCAGCCAGCAGCATCAGCGGTGCTGACTGAATCATGGTGAACTCACGCGCCGGGTCGCCGGTGGTCACCCAGTTTTTCGGGTAACGGGCAGAGGCGTTAATGCCTTCACGCTGTGCGTCCGCATCCTGAATGCAGCCATAGGTGCGCAGACCGCGTGCCTGAGTGTTCCCCAGCACCATCGTGTTGTCCGGCAGGAAGTTCTTTTTGACGCCGTTTTCCACGTACTGTCCGGAATACACGACGATGGCCACATCGCCATACATTCCCTTATAAGACACCGCTTTGCCCAGGTCTTTTACCGCTGTCTCCAGCTCGGAATGAGAGCCGCGACGGGTATCCAGCTTCTCCTTGACGGCCTTGAAGGAACGGAACAGCGCCCAGCCTTTCGGATCAAACACGATGATATTCACCACACCGCTGGCGTTCAGCGCGTAGGCTTCGATATCGTCGGTCGGGTCATACGTGGACTTGTCACGCTTGCTCCACTCCGTGCCGCCGGACTGCGTGATGTTATTCGCCGCACTGCGGCCCATATCCACCTCAACCGGATCGAAGGCTTCACCGGTCATGGTGTATTTGCCCTTAAGCACGGCAGAAACTGCCTGCATCTCTTCGACCTGGGCAATCGCCAGATTTTCATCCAGCATATTCTGCCGAATAATACGGCGACGACGGTAAGCCGGGTCAGCCAGGTTCTGCGGATCTTCATCCGGCAGGCGACGCAGGGTCATCTGCGGATTCACCTCATGCTTGGGTTTGACATAACCCGGCGTAAATTCAGAGGTGGAGCCGCCACGGGATCGGATAACCTCACCGGAAACAATCGGCGAAACGTACAGCGCCATGTTTACCAGTCCCGGAATTTGTGAGAGATAGACTTTCTCCGTGGTGAAGGGATAGCTCTCACGGAAAAAGAGACGCAGAAACAGCGGATCAAACTTAAATTTCTGCTCATTTGCCGCCAGCAGTTGGGCGGTTGTGTACATCGACATAAAAAAATCCCGTAAAAAAAGCCGCACAGGCGGCCTTTAGTGATGAAGGGTAAAGTTAAACGATGCTGATTGCCGTTCCGGCAAACGCGGTCCGTTTTTTCGTCTCGTCGCTGGCAGCCTCCGGCCAGAGCACATCCTCATAACGGAACGTGCCGGACTTGTAGAACGTCAGCGTGGTGCTGGTCTGGTCAGCAGCAACCGCAAGAATGCCAACGGCAGCACCGTCGGTGGTGCCATCCCACGCAACCAGCTTACGGCTGGAGGTGTCCAGCATCAGCGGGGTCATTGCAGGCGCTTTCGCACTCAATACGCCGGGCGCGGTTGCGGTATGAGCCGGGTCACTGTTGCCCTGCGGCTGGTAATGGGTAAAGGTTTCTTTGCTCGTCATAAACATCCCTTACACTGGTGTGTTCAGCAAATCGTTAACGGCATCAGATGCCGGGTTACCTGCAGCCAGCGATGCCGGTGCCCCCTGCATCAGACGATCCAGCGCAGTGTCACTGCGCGCCTGTGCACTCTGTGGTGCTGCGGCCAGAATGCGGCGGGCCGTTTCCACGGTCATACCGGGGGTTTCTGCCAGCACGCGGGCCTGTTCTTCGCGTCCGTGAGCCTCCTCACAGTTGAGGATCCCCATAATGCGGCTGTTTTCTGCCGCAACCGCAGCGGTGATCTGCGCGTTCACGTCCGGCTGCGCCGCGCTGGCGTTTTCGCCCTCCGTCGCTGGCACCACGTCAGTAACGTCAGCCTGCGAAGCAGTGGCTGAAACAGTTGTTGATTGAGTCTCTTTGGTCATTCGCCCTCCTGAGAGACGGGATTTACGTGCATCCAGTGCATCACGCATAACGGTGATCGCATCGGTACTGTTAACAAGTTCATCAGCCAGTCCGGCATCAATGGCCTCCTGACCGCTGTACACTGCAGCCTCGGTATCCAGCACAGCCTGCACAGACAGGCCGGTATATGCCGACACCTTCTGCGCAAACATCTGGCGGGTTGCGTCCATCCGGGACTGCAGTGTCTCCCGGACGTCATCCGGAAGATGGCTGTAGGGATTGCCATCCACCTTATGGCTGCCGCTGTAAATCAGCGTGATTTCCACGCCCTGTTTCTCCAGCGCAGCACCGTAATTGCTGTGAGCCATCATGACGCCGATGGAGCCTGTCCGGGCGGTCTGCGTGACCAGACGCCGGGAGGCGGCGCTGGCAAGCAGCTGACCTGCACTGCAGTTCATGTCGTTGGCCAGCGCCCATACCGGTTTTATGTCTCGCACACGGGCGATGATGTCAGCACAGTCAAATGCTCCCGCCACCATCCCGCCCGGTGTGTCCATATCCAGCAGAATGCCGTCCACCATCGGATCGCTGGCAGCCTGTTGCAGACGGGCGATAATGCCGTTGTAACCGGTCATCCCCGAGTACGGCTGCAGCGCCCGCGTCCGGCTGACCAGCGTACCGGACACCGGCAGCACGGCGATGCCGTTCATGACCTGATAGCTGCGGGCCTGTCGTGGTCCGTCATCATCACCGGATATCGCCAGCGCCGCGGGTGCCTCTCCGGCAGTCAGGCTGTCGCCGGATACTGCATCCGTCAGGCGGCTGATCCCAAGCTGGCCTGCAAGCGCACAAAAGAAAACCCGCGCATAGGCGGGTTCAAGCATCAGCGGCTCATTAAAAGCCATGCTGGCAATATGCGGGAGATTACGCAGCTCTGCTGTCACTCTTCTCCTCCTCTGTTGATTGTCGCAGTCCGGATTCAAATGCCGCAGCCGCCCAGGCGGGCGGTTTAAGACCGGCTGCACGGCGCTCCATCGTTTCACGGACCTGCTGGGCAAAAATTTCCTGATAGTCGTCACCGCGTTTTGCGCACTCTTTCTCGTAGGTGCTCAGTCCGGCTTCTATCAGCATCACCGCTTCCTGTACTTCTTTCAGACCATCGATGGCCATACGACCGGAGCCTATCCAGTCACAGTTCCCCCAGGCACTGCGGGCTTCCTGAAAGCTGAAGCGCGCTTTTGAAGGTAACGTCACCACGCGGCGAACGATGGCCTCTTCCAGCCAGCACAGAAACATCTGGCTCGCCTGACGGGATGCGACGAATTTTCGCCGCCCCATAAAGTACGCCCACGACTCGTTCGCGCTGGCCCGTGCCGTGGAGTAGCTCATCTGGGCGTAATTCCGGGAAAGCTGCTCATACGAGACACCCAGCCCGGCAGCGATATACCGCAGCAGTGACTGCTCAAACACGGAGTAGCCGTTATCCGTATCCTGAGCCGTCTGCAGGTTCAGTGAGTCACCCGGCATCAGGTGCGGCACTTTTGCGCCTCCAAGCCGGACCGGCGCTGCGGCGTAATACGCGGCAATTTCACCAATCCAGCCGGTCAGCTTGTCCCGCTGCTCCTGACTGTTCGCGCCCAGAATAAAATCCATCGCTGACTGCGTATCCAGCTCACTCTCAATGGTGGCGGCATACATCGCCTTTATGAAAAGACAGGAAAAAATAAAATTTAAAAACAGTACATTACGAATGCTCAGACCTATCGTTTAAAGGAGTCGCAATACACACTGCAATACACGATTATTTATAAGATGAGCGGCATCCGTCATAAAGCTGGTGGATGCTTTTTCTATGCATATATGCACAGTTTTAGTGGGCGTTAATGTCGATATAGGGATCCCCATATCGAGATTGGATACCTGGCTTTTTTCCGGTTAACCTTTAATCAGGCTGGTGGGCTTTACCTGTTTTGTATGAGTGGTCATCATGACCATGTCATAACAAAAACCCCATATTCGTGGTTTTTCTGTGTCGGGCTATTCTGTCGTTGCTGTGCTGATTTGGCTGGTGGGCTGAATCATCATTACGGCGATGCAGCTATGTAGACGTTCCGGCCTCCTCAAATTGAGGATTGTGGAAGAATCAATGGGTTAGTCTTACTTTCCCGACATCCCCCAATGGGGGTTTTCGAAACAATCAATAGCTTAGGCTTACTTCCCCGATTTCCTGCATTGCAGGTTTTCGAAATAATCAATGGGTTAGGCCATCGTGCAATTTTGCACTTTGCCAGCCAGCGCAATGTCGCGTTATCAGTCCTCAGATGTGAGGGATGTAGCCAGCTTTTCCCCCAGTGGGGGATATCCAGCACCGACGGCTTAACTGTGCGTGCCAGCACAAGGTAGCCTTGAACTACTTACTGCATCCCATCTTACAGGCCGTGCCTTCCTGCTTAACTTTTTGCAATGCAACAAGTCAGCCAGCGCAATTTTGCGTTATCGGGAATATCAGCAAGTTACCGCCGCAATCGTTCCGGCTTCTTCCACTGGTAAGTATTTTTCGCGCTCTCCCTCCGTTGTTGAGAAAGGCGACGATATGCCAGCAACTCAAGGACTCTTGTTCGTATGTTGCGCATATCCACGCCGTTAAGCTCAATACCGTCACGGCGCATCACCTCAGCCACTACACGCACATAATTATCTGCGGTCACGCTGTCCGGCTGCGTGGCCTGTTCGTCATGCTGCTTGCTGATTCCACAAGCACGGCGGATTAATCGCAGTATTTCGGATTCAGTCATAGCGTACTACGTTACTTATCTTTATTCGGCTGCAACTTATCCGGTACGTTTCCGGCAGTTTCCATCAGATAATCGGACAGCATCAGCGGTATGTTTTCGTCAAGTTTTGCGCATGCGTTACAGGCTCTGATAACTTCTTTTTTCAGTCCATCCAGCATAGACGGCTTCATGTCGGGAAACTTCCTTGTCATGGCAAGCGGCAGGCTGTCCATGATTGAAGAAATCTGACTCGCCAATTTTGAAAGCACGTATATACAAAACGCTGTATCAATAACGTCGCCGCGTTCGCGCTCGTTTTTAAGCTCCTGCGCCTCTGCCTGTGCTGTCAGCAATCTGATCCTGACTCGTAGGAGTTCATCATCATCAATCTCGCCTTTGTCGTCTGTAATCTGGTTAATTGCATTGCTAACCCGATTGTCTATTACGCTGGCAACATCATAAAACGCCTCGCGGCCTTTACGTTCAACGGGAGTCACTCCCCACTTGTCGAACGCTGTCGCACTTACACGGCAGCTTTGCGCCATGTTTTTTTTGTTCATCAGGTGCGATTTCATCAATATCCCCACTTAAGTAATGTTTCAGGTTGGTGTATTGACTTTATCTTTTCCTTTTTATTCATAGAGATAGAGCGAACAACAAAACCACCACCAGCACCCGAAAAAGGCTCATAAATAGCGAAAACCCGCGAGGTCGCCGCCCCGTAGCCTACCGGATCACCGGAAAGGACCCGCCAGCCAGAGCGGGCCCTAATTTCATCAACCAATCAGCTTATAGCGACCATCCCGTGCATTGCGGCGTACACGCTCAATCTTGAGGCATAGCGCCGCATCTGGCTTTTTTGGGACAGGTACGCGGCAATATTCAGAAGCGCGAGGAATATTATTTATCCAGTCGATCACTTCACTTAAATACCAGGCCTTACGCCCTTCCGTAACCTGCACACGCTCCGGGAACTCTCCACTAGCCTCAAGGTTTAGCAGTGTACGACGACTCAGGGTTGTAATTTCCATCACCTGATTCATATCAACAAGGCGCTCGCTTAAACACATTTTGTCAGCGATAGCTTTTAATTCCTCTACAGCTGGATTCGGGTACATCATTTCGGCAATTGGCTTAAGGTCATTGTAATCATTCTGCATTGTATCCCCCTTTACACACGAGCCAGCGGCTGAACAGAAATACCTGAGCCAACAAACGCTGCAACCTTTACTGACAGTTCTTTAACAGACTCAGGCCAGTTCAGAGCATCAACATTTAAGACACCTGTCTTATAGACCTGAGCCTGTGTTTTTTTCGCGGTGTCGATTTGTACAGCGGAAACATAAACCGCTTTACCTACGCTCGAACCATCCCATACCACCAGTGCACCTGTTGCATCTTCCTGCATCAGTGGCGTAAATGCAGGAATTACCCCTTTATTAGCTGAAAATATCCCCAGCGTAGTCACCAGTGCTTCAGTGCCAGCCATGAGTTCAGTGTAATGAGTAGCCATTGCTCCCCCTTAGCCAATGCGAACGGTAACAAAACGATTGATGCGGGCCGGTATTGGCTGTGGTGCTGAATGTGTCTGCACATATTCAATAGCCGGATCACCAGGCACAATATAGTTTTTCGGTGCAAGTTCGGCTTTAGTCAGCCCCATTCGGATTAGCTCCGGATCCTGAATACCGCCATAGGCGACAATCCCCTGAAGAGCCGTATTGCCAAGCACCATCAAATCAGGATCAAGGAAATGTTTTTCTGTTCCGTCCTCGTCGGTATAACGCCCGCTGTAAACAACAATCGCAACATCGCCCATATACCCTTTAAAACTCACCGAATCACCAAGGTCTTTAAGGGCCGTTTCCAGTTCGGAATTAGAACCACGACGGGTATCCAAAGCCTCTTTTATCGCTCTGAATGAACGGTATTTCTTCCATACATTACCACCCATAATGATGATATTAGTGACGCCCTCACTAAATTCTGCGTAGCTCTCAATATCATCATTTGGATCAAAAGTTTCTTTATCCTTACCTGACCACTCAGTACCGCCAGACTGAGTGATGATATTTTGTGGTTTTATATTCCAGTCCAGCTCATAACGTTCAATACCATCGCCCTCAATGATATTTTTCCCCGTTGTGATTGCCTGAACAGCAAGCCATTCAATACGTGCACGAATAGCTTTAGCCTGATTTACAATCGCCTGTTTAACTTTAATATTACGCGCCCCAAAAGCATTGTATTGCTCAGGTGACACACCAGCAGGGCGCACAGCTAACTTATTTGGATCAATGCTGCTTTTCGGCTTCATATAACCTGGACGAATTGTTTTTGATTCGTATCCCTCATCTCGTGAAACTTTACTGCCCACCATAGGAGAGCAAAACGCCGCGATCGGGATATTTGGATCGTCGATCGTATCAAGAATAATGTCTCTCGATTCAAACATTACCGAGCGAGTGAAAAACAAACTGGTAAACAACGCATTTAATTTTTTTTGCACATCTTCAGCATTAGCCACCTGCACAAGCTGTGTAGGCGAATATAAATCAACCATACTCATCCTCTTTACATTCATTACAAATAATTGTGAATATATTCTATTACCGATGTCTGCTATGCGAACACATGCAACCAAGTGCAATGTTGTATAAAATATGCCGTAACAACTTCAGTGCTGATAATTCGTGTTAATGTATTTACTTCCTTTGGTCGGGATTTATGTAGCATGCCGGAAAATCTATTTTTTTCCGGCATCTTTTTGTTTGCAGAATTTAAAACGGTATATTATCGCCGTACGGATCATCATTCCCCGACTGTTGTTTTGCCCTGTTCAGTGCGTCAGTGGCCTGCCCCTGCTGGCCTTTTTTGCCGCCCGGTCGCGCCGTTCGCGCACTGATTACGCTGTCTGCGATAACCTGCCAGCCCCGCCGCGTTTCGCCGTTCTGGCCTGTCCACTGGCTTACCTGCATGTTACCCGCCACGCTCACCAGTTCGCCTTTGTGGTGTTTTGCCAGTGCGTCGGCCTGTCTGCCAAACGCCAGGACGGATAACCACATCGTCGCCGTTCCGTCATCTGCCTGGCTGCACGGCAGGGGAACCGCCATACTCGCCATCGCCATTTGTGTCCCTTTGCTGGTGGTCTTTAACTGCGGGTCAGCCACCAGCCGCCCGTAAGCCGCTATCTGTGCTGTCATGCTGTCTGCTCTCCGGTTTTAACATTGATGGTTGTCACCTGTTCCGCTTCGGCAATCTCCCGTTCTGTCAGCGTGGCAAAGTTTGCCGCTGCTGTGGTCATAAATGCGCTTATCAGGTCGGGATGTTCCTTCGCGTATCCTGCCCGTGTGTGGTGGTCTATCGCTTTGATTGCCACCTTTAAGGAAAGCTCTGTCATGTCTAACGCTTTATATTTTGCCTGTGTTCTGTCTCTGCGAATTTTGGTCATTTGTCGCCCCTGATTCATGTTTTCGGCTGGCATGTTTGTTAAGTGATTTTTATGTATGCGCATTTATTTTCACCCCCCCTCGTTTAAAAAGTTTTTAGTTGTGCCTCCCCCCCTCTACCCATCTACCCGAATGCTCATCATGTCAGTAATGGCGCCGCTTTCAGCGGGTAGATAGCTTTTTTGACTCCTCTACCTGCCGTCTACCCTGCTACCTGAAACTGATAAAATCAGGTAGAAGAGGTAGAGAGCTTTTATTAGCCTTCTACCTAGCCCTATATCCACTTATCATGTTGAATAATATGCATTTATTTCGTTCAGGTAGATGGGGTAGATGGCTTTTACAAAAAATTATAAAAACGCGTCGCAATCGTCTGTTGTAATTGCGTTGGTCTGCGTTACTCCCTTAACTTTTCGCGTAATATATTCATGCCCGTAAACTTTCGCCGCTGGCTTCATGGCCTTGCTGAACTCAGCCACGTTTAGCGGTTTGCTCCTGCCCGCGTATGCCATAAACGCCAGATAGACGCGGTAAAGGCTGTTCCTGGTCGTGTACTTCACTGAATCACCACCGCCACCCATCATCAGGCCGCGCGCTTCCTCCAGAAAATTCAGGAACTGGCAAAACTCAATAACCGGATCCGTCTGTTGCTTTATTGCCAGTGCTTCATCACCGTCACGCTGTTCCAGTAGTAAAGCCCGTGCCTTCTCAGGGTCGGTAAAGTTCGCCAGCAATCGGCGGATAATAACGGGGATTTCAGCCGCAATCTTTTCCGGTAGCTCCCTGTCTTTTTCGGCCTCACTGACGATATTGTCGAAACGGAAAATCACGCGACGACGTGCCACACCTCCGGCCCGTTCGGTGAATATCATCGGGTTGTTGTTGGTCGCCAGCACCACCGCCCTGATTACCGCCGTGAAACGCTTTTCATATTTCGGGTTAATTTCCACGGGGTCGCCGCCTGTGATTTTCTTGATGCCCGTTCCTTCGCCTGTATATTTCGGCTGGTCAGCCAGGACGATAAGACGACTCCCGACAACCTGCGCACGTCCACCAGCATCATCAAGCGATGTCATTTCAGCGCTTACCGTGTTCTGTTTCCCTGCCAGAAGGCTGGCTATGTGTGTGAATGTACTTTTACCGCTCCCGCCGTCTCCGGTGGCCTCAATAAACATCTGCCAGTCGTACCGGTTCGCCATAATCATGTACAGCGCGGCACATATACGCATCATCTTGCGCGGGTCTTTTCCGGCTGCGTGCTCAAGCCATTTATGAAAGTTTGGCGCGTTATCGCGGATGTTCTCCCCTGGTGCTGGTGGCGTGTACTCAATGCCGTTGTGCGTGGTGATCCAGTTCTCCGGCGTGTGCGGGGAAAATTCCCCCGTTTTCAGGTCAAGCGCACCATTGGCGAACGGCAGCAAATCGCCAGACGGCTCGCCCATTGGTTCGGCAATAACTTTTAACGCTTCCACGGCGTTATTGATTACGCGCTTGCTGAAAGTGGCCCTGTGCTCTGAATAGATCGCCACCATTTCGCGGCTAAGTTCCATTGTGCTGACCGGACACCATACCCCGCCGCGCCATACGTGAACGATTTCACTTTCAGGATGTACGCAAACGCCATCAAAGCGATCGGCAAGCAACTGCGCGCGCTCACTGTCCGCCATCTGCGAAAGTTGCGCCTTTTGCTTTACCGGAAGCTCAATGACCAGACCATCAGAAAGATTCTGGCGTTCACGGGCCAGATATTCGCGCCAGGTCTGCACCTCCTGGCCGTGCATACCCTCAGGATAAAAATTTGCATCCTGTACGCCTGCTGCCGCCAGCTTCTGACCAATCGCCTTTATCATTACAGGCGCAAGATATCCGGCCCTGTATATGCGTGCTGATTTTCGGCCTTCCGGCACAATTTGCAGATTATCCAGTTCGGATAGCTGCTGCTCCCCAAGCCACACAGGAGGCTCATTATCTCCGGCCATACGCGCATCATGTTCCTGCCATTGTTTCGCGTGTGCCCAGGCATCACTACCCGCAAAAATAATTACTTCTGTTCCTTTGTGTTTTATGCCGCGTGACTGCTGTTTTACGTTCGGTGCCAGTTTCATTTTTTACCTCTGAATCCGTTAATCATGGTTTTCATTTTCTGGATATTTCCCCACGCTTTTTCCCTGCTGATGGGCTTACTGCGGGGTGCGGCATATACCAGGGAAAAATCACGCCGGAACTGATAAACAGGCATCACGCAGTCATAGCTATACCCCTCACGGCGGTAAGTGATGCGCCGTTCTGCCACGCCTTTAATCGTTACCGTGCCGCCGTATTTATCGCGGTAAATATCGCCGTTCATAAATTCAGGTCGAGCGGGGCCGCTGGCAATAAAGCCAGAATTTTTCATTTCCATATTATTTATTCCTCGACTTAACTCGACTTATTTGATAGCAGGGCACTATTTATTGCGTCATTGAGTTTTTCTGCTGATTCATCAATAAGTGACAACAGGCCATAAGCAATATTTGCATCTTCATTGTCATTTATGCAATCAAGCCACATATTTAATATTGCTTTTGCTGAATTATTTAAAGTTAATGAACTTTCTGCACATGCTAACAATTTAAAAAAGACTTCCCGTTCTGTATTCATTTAATCCCCCACCAGCTTACTTTCTTCCTCAATCAAAAAACTAGCGACACTTCCCGAAAGACGCGCCAGTAGGCTCGCCAGTGCGGATATATCAGCATCTGTAATTTTGTTCGGGTATACCTCAAGAAGGCGGCAAATAATTTCTGTCTGGTGCGCACGTTCAGCGGCTTCGTGTAATGTAATTTCCTGCATTAATGCACCTCTTTTAATTCATACACTGCTGAAATAATGACTTGTGATAAGCCATATTCTGATGATTCGCTTCTCACCGCAGCAATAGCCGTCTGAACATTAACAGCCTTCACATTCTGAGCGATACCAATTGTGTGGCCTATTGGGTTAACAGCTCGGGCAAATACACGGAAGGTTTTAAGCATGACTCACTCCCTGGCGGATTTTTGCAGCGAATACAGCAACACAACCGGACGGGCAACGGCTACGCGCTTCGCGTTCCGTCCAGGCGGTTACGTGGATGATTTGAGATTCTCCGGCACTCAGTGCCAGAAAACGCCACACAAAGGCCGTTTGTGTGTGTACAAGGTGTGGTATATGATTTACAGCAACCATAACGGCTCCTAGTTTACGTTGTTGGTTAGACGCCCCGTATGTGTTCCCAGCACTGCGGGGCGTTGCTCTTTGTATTTCAACAATCCTTTCGGTGTGTTTCATGTTATGAGCGCATGAAACACACGTCAAGGCTTTTTGTATTTCTTTTTTTGTGTATACTGAAACACACCGATGATTAGGAGTTTCAGAAATGGCAACGGCTAACAAAAACGCAAAATCACAACTGACAACTGTCAGAGTCCCACTAGATGTTATGCAAGGGATGGAATCCGTTAAGCTGGACGGTGAAAGCAATGCCGGATTTATCGTAACCGCCATGCGCGGAGAAATAGCCCGCCGCCAAGCAGAAGGCAGCGGAGAAAATCCCCTTGTGTCGTCACTGGATGCCCTGGCTAAGGTCGAACAAATCGGCATCAAAGCAGCCGAGGAGATCGGGCAACTCGTCACCGTCGCGCGTGAAGAACTCCAGCGACGCAAGGTCAAAGAGCATGAATAGCCAATATCAGCGCCATAGTTTGAGGAACGCAGGCGCATTGCTTTACAGGACAGCACCATGAGCGACACAGAATCAACCAAAACACCATCACCAACTCGTAAGAGACGACGCAAAAATATAGCGCATGAACATGAATCAGAAAGATTCGCACCTTGTTCGTTTGCTCTTGAGAAATTCCTTAAAGAGCACAGGAAAAAGCTCTCGTTGCAAACCTTGGAACGAACCAAATCTGACTGATCACATTGCCCACCAGCCGCAAATGTGGCATTGTTGGTGATGCTTTTGTTTTCCCTTGTTCCCACTGGCGACCCTTTTGCGGTCGCCTTTGTTTTGTCACTGAATGCGGTTACCAAAGTAAAACTCAGGCTGATATTCACGTATCAGCGTTTTTTCTTCTTCCTCCAGCTCACGCTTTTTGCGCTTACATGCCTGTAGCTCCCTCCCCTTCTCGCTGGCACTTATTTGATATTGCTCTTTACGGCGGGAAAAATCCTGTAATGCACCCCACGGGATACCATAAGTCCCCGTTTTTCTGATACCTGGTATCACATTTCTGAATACCCAGTTACTGAAACGATGAGCAAATGTGCCAGGCGTCGTTGCTTTGCGGCTGCGGGCTATTAGTTTGTAGAAACCTGACTCAGAGATAATTCTCATATTCTGATTTCCTCCTGGGGTGTAAGTTAAATTTACTCCCTTTTCATCATCATCAAGCATCTGCAACGCCGTACGCGAATTGGTTAGTTCCAGCGCAGCACAAACATCTTTTGCAACAAACCACGGATCGCCGTTCAGATACACCACACGAACGTTCACACTATCAAAGCGCAGAACGACGAGATCACGAATATCGCAGAATTTTTTCACTGGACGAGCGTACCCCTTGCCCGTCACGGCAATATTTTTATTCATCGCGTTTTTACCTTATAGACAAAAAACCCCTCGTGATGAGGGGCATTATTTACTGGTTATTGCTGTTTTGTTTTTCCAGGTTTCCATCCAGGATGCCACTCACCACGGATCCATGCCTGAACCTCTGAAAGTCGATACCCTGCAGCACGTTCACCGATCTTGATACGTCGCGGGAATTTACCTGCCTGCTCCATTTTCCAGCGTGTTGAGTTTGCCAGCGTGGTAAGTGCTATGCACTCTTTTTCACGAATGAACCGATCAATGTCCTTCATTGTGCGCAAATCGTTTTCATCAACAAGAGAATAAATTGCCATATCACACCACCTCTTTATTAAGCTCGATAACGTTGTTGTTAAATCCTGCTATCGTATTAAGGTAATTAACCCACATATTAAGCACCTCAAGTTTTTTCTTTATATGCCTGCTTTTATTGTAAACACCAGCAACCCCTTTCACTTTATGACCTAAAAGAAGTTCGACAATATAAGGATCCGCCCCCATATCATTAAGCGTAGTGGAAAATGTGCGCCTGAAATCATGTATGCACCACAAGCCATTAGTATCATGACCAAGACGCCTGCATATTCTGTTTGCAGCCCCTGTTATTGTCGCCCTTTGCAAAGCACAACCGACAACATAACCGCGATTTTTTGTTTCTGCGTAAAGATTAACGATCCATTGTTTTATTCCGTCAGGAACAGGCCTTACTATAGCCTCCTTGTTTTTGCTGTGCTCTTTTGGGACTGTCCATACCCAGTTTTTTAAATCCCATTCGTCCCAGGTGGATAGCCTCGCCTCCTGCTGTCGGCAACCAAACACCAGGCAGATAACCATTATTCTTCGGTTATATATTGATGACAGAGTTAGCAAATTATTACCGTAAGCATAAGACCATACATCAGCGGTTTCATTGATATTAAGAACGCGATCCCTTATACCGGATGAGCGCCCGACATAACTTACGTTAATATCTCCAAAGGGATCGCACGCGATGTATTGCCTGACGCGACAAAAACGCAACGCCTGTTTGATATCAAGAAAAATTGCACCAGACATAACAGGCGCATTTTTTTTGATCCTGTCAAAGACGGTAAGCCATGTGTGTAATTTGCACTGTTCTATAGCCATATCACCGATATAGGGGAAGATATGCTTTTCAAATCGTTTTATTAAATATTCATGCTCTTTTCTGGCTGTTGTGGCGTGATTGTCGTACCAGTAAAACAGCGCATCCCTTACGGTCACTGGTTGCATAGTTTTTTCGGCAGCAAGTTTTATTTGCCTGCGGGGGTCCAGATTTTCAGCCAGCCATTCACGGCACTGATCACGCATGCGCCTGGCCGTTGCAAGAGACATGTCAGGATAGCGACCAAGTGTAAGCCATACCGGAGGGAATTCCCTGCCACCAAGACGATAGTAAAAAACAAAGCTGATCCCCCCAACCATGCTTACACGCACAGACAACCCGCGCCCATCCGCTATTGTTTTTTGTTTGTCCTGCCGTTTTCCGACAAGACTCTTTAACAGTTTGTCACTGAGTTTGTTTTCAATAGCCATTAAAAGCCCTCAAGAGATTTGCAATACACACCCATCCCGATCGCCAATTTGCAATACACATTGCAATACACAAAACCGCGAAAAACTGGAAGGGTGATGAACGGTCATCAAAAGCATGGAAAACGACATTCCAGACGCAGCAAGGGTTTCAGTGGAGTTGGCGAACGATGCGGGCAACTACGGTGAGATGATAGACATAAATCGCCTTCACAATGGCACTCTGCAGCTGCGTGTTCTGCAGCGTGTCGAGCATCTTCATCTGCTCCATCACGCTGTAAAACACATTTGCACCGCGGGTCTGCCCGTCCTCCACGGGTTCAAAAACGTGAATGAACGAGGCACGACCGCCGGGTAACTCACGGGGTATCCATGTCCATTTCTGCGGCATCCAGCCAGGATAGCCGTCCTCGCTGACGTAATATCCCAGCGCCGCACCGCTGTCATTAATCTGCACACCGGCACGGCAGTTCCGGCTGTCTCCGGTATTGTTCGGGTTGCTGATGCGCTTCGGGCTGACCATCCGGAACTGTGTCCGGAAAAGCCGCGACGAACTGGTATCCCAGGTGGCCTGAACGAACAGTTCACCGTTAAAGGCGTGCATGGCCACACCTTCCCGAATCATCATGGTAAACGTGCGTTTTCGCTCAACGTCAATGCAGCAGCAGTCATCCTCGGCAAACTCTTTCCATGCCGCTTCAACCTCGCGGGAAAAGGCACGGGCTTCTTCCTCCCCGATGCCCAGATAGCGCCAGCTTGGGCGATGACTGAGCCGGAAAAAAGACCCGACGATATGATCCTGATGCAACTGGATGGCGTTGGCGGCATAGCCGTTATTGCGTACCAGATCGTCTGCGCGGGCATTGCCACGGGTAAAGTTGGGCAGCAGGGCTGCATCCACACTTTCACCCGGTGGGTTCCACGCCCGCAACTGCCCACCAAATCCGCTGCCACCGCCGTGATAACCGGCATATTCACGCAGCGATGTCATGCCGTCCGGCCCCAGAAGGGTGGGAATGGTGGACGTTTTCATACATAAAATCCTGCAGGTCCCCTGCGTCGCTGTGTCATGCCGGTCTGCACTTCCAGCTCCGCAATGTATTTTTTCAGGTCAGACACGGAAGTGGCCGTAAACTCCACTCGCCGTCCGTCTTTCTGTACCGTTGCCACCCGTTTACCTGTCATCAGGTCATGCAGTGCCGCACGGGCAGCGGCAAGTTCTTCCTGTCGCGTCATTCATCCTCTCCGGATAAGGCACGGGCGTAATCTGCCAGTGTTTTCTTGTTGGTTGCTGCACCATCCTCTTCCTGCAGGCTCGCCAGCAGTGCACTGAGATCCAGCTGCCAGCGGGAAATACTGATGCGCAGCGCCGCCAGCGCATAAACGAAGCAGTCGAGCGCCTCATTGCGTCGCTTTTTGCTGTCCCACAGTATTTTTTTCCTGCCATCCACCCATTTTTCGACCTGCTCTTCAGCAGTCAGCTGCTGCGCTTCGGTCAGATCAAAAATATCCGGGTTATTCGGGAAGTGAACGGCACCGGGAAGCGGTTCATCCCCTTCCGGCGTCAGTGTGAAGCGGTTATAAATCTGCTCTTTCGCGGTATCCGTACCAATTTCGGTAAGGTAAACCCCGTTTTTGTTTCGCTTACGTGGCATGCTGGCCACAGGCTTTCCGTAGACGGATGCCCCTTTAATGGGGATCACCCGGAACAGCCCATGCTTTTTCGAGCGTTCATACACAATGGTCGGGTCAATCCCGCCAATATCCCAGCAGATACGGGATACCGACATTTCTGCACCATTCCGGCGGATATAGGTTTTATTGATGGCCTCATCCACACGCAGCAGCGTCTGTTCATCATCGTGGCGGCCCATAATAATCTGCCGGTCAATCAGCCAGCTTTCCTCACCCGGCCCCCATCCCCATACGCGCATTTCGTAGCGATCCAGCTGGGAGTCGATACCGGCAGTCAGGTAAGCCACACGGTCAGGAACGGGCGCTGAATAATGCTCTTTCCGCTCTGCCATCACTTCAGCATCCGGACGTTCACCGATTTTCGCTTCCCATGTCTCACCGAGCGTGGTGTTCACGAAGGTTTTACGTTTTCCCGTATCCCCTTTCGTTTTCATCCAGTCTTTGACAATCTGCACCCAGGTGGTGAACGGGCTGTACGCCGTCCAGATGTGAAAGGTCACACTGTCCGGCGGCTCAATCTCTTCACCGGATGACGAAAACCAGAGAATGCCATCACGGGTCCAGATCCCGGTCTTTTCGCAGATATAACGGGCATCAGTGAAGTCCAGCTCCTGCTGGCGGATGACGCAGGCATTATGTTCGCAGAGATAAAACACGCTGGAGGGATCATCCGGCGTCCATTTGAGGCCAAACGGCGTCTCTTTATCGCCAAATTTAAGGTACTGCTCCTCCCCGCAGTGCGGGCAGGCAACATGAAAACGCATAAAATGCGGGGATTCACTGGCTGCACGCTCAATCTGACAGGTGCCTCTCACTTTGGGCGTGGAGCCACGGATGGACTTTGGCCAGACCGAGCCTTCAATACGCTTGTCACCCAGGAACGTCGGAGAGCCTTCCTGTTCAATATCATCATCAAAGGCAGCAAGTTCATCATAACCCGCCACATCCACTGACTTTTCACGGTAGTTTTTTGCCGCTTTACCGCCCAGGCACCAGAAGCCACGCCCATTAGTGAAACGCTTCATGGTGAGCGTGTTATCCCGGTGCTTTTTGCCATACCACGGGGCCAGCGCCAGCAGCGAAGGAATATCACGGATGGTCGGCTCAACGTGAGCTTTCATAAAGTTCTCGGCATCACCATCCGTCGGCAACCAGATAAGTGTGTTGCGCTGCTTATGCTCTATGAAGTAGGCATAAACACCCAACAGCATTTTGGAATAACCAACACGGGCAGACTTCACCACATTCACCTCGCGGATGTAGTCGCTGCCCATCGCATTCATGATGGCCCGCTGAAAGGGCAGTGTTTCCCAGCGCCCTTCCTGGTATGCGGATTCTTTCGGGAGATAGTAATTAGCATCCGCCCATTCAACGGCGGTCTGTGGCTCCGGCCTGAACAGTGAGCGAAGCCCGGCGCGGACAAAATGCCTCAGCCTGTTAACCTGACTGTTCGATATATTCACTCAGCAACCCCGGTATCAGTTCATCCAGCGCGGCTGCTTTGTTCATGGCTTTGATGATATCCCGTTTCAGGAAATCAACATGTCGGTTTTCCAGTTCCGGAAAACGCCGCTGCACCGACAGGGGGATCCCGTCGAGAATACTGGCAATTTCACCTGCGATCCGCGACAGCACGAAAGTACAGAATGCAGTTTCCACCACTTCAGCGGAGTCTCTGGCATTTTTCAGCTCCTGTGCGTCGGCCTGCGCACGCGTAAGTCGATGGCGTTCGTACTCAATAGTCCCTGGCTGGAGATCTGCCTCGCTGGCCTGTCGCAGTTCTTCAACCTCCCGGCGCAGCTTTTCGTTCTCAATTTCAGCATCCCTTTCGGCATACCATTTTATGACGGCGGCAGAGTCATAAAGCACCTCATTACCCTTCCCACCGCCTCGCAGAACGGGCATTCCCTGCTCCTGCCAGTTCTGAATGGTACGGATACTCGCGCCGAAAATGTCAGCCAGCTGCTTTTTGTTGACTTCCATTGTTCATTCCACGGACAAAAACAGAGAAAGGAAACGACAGAGGCCAAAAAGCCCGTTTTCAGCACCTGTCGCTTCCTTTCTTTTCAGGGGGTATTTTAAATAAAAACATTAAGTTACGGCGAAGAAGAACGGAAACGCCTTAAACCGGAAAATTTTCATAAATAGCGAAAACCCGCGCGCCTTCCGCCCCGTAGCCTGCCGGATCGCCGGAAAGGACCCGCCAGCCATTCGGGTTTACTTCACAATGGGATTTAATATCTGAACGACCAAAGTCGTGCGGCCACGGTCGCACAGACCTGAATACACGTCCTGTTTCTTCCACCCCCGCACAGGACTGGCGAGCATGAGGGACAAACCCGCGAATCATAAACGCGGTAAAAACCCGGTGTGCATCGTTTTTGATTATTCCCGCACACTCGCGCAGAAGGAATTCCCCGTCGGGCTACGGTCATGGTTAATGCGGGAATACGGCGACGATACAGCGCATAATGTGTCAGGCTTGAATACCTTTATCGAATCCCGGTAACGAATTCTCCTGACGTTCCAGTCAGGTGATGATATGCATGGTGAGATTCAGATATGAAAAAGCCCCGCTAAAAGCGAGGCCATAAATCACTTAATATCTTATTGAGGACGCTGGAGTAATCCGTGCTGAGCGAGAGTTAGAGCAATGTCATAAGACCCTTGCCTGTCTTTATAGCAAGTTTTATCAACTAGCTCAGCTTTGCTAATTCCGGGTAAATCAAGAATCAGATTCGCAACTTCAATTGCCCTTTGGTACAACTTACCGATCTTTTTCTCCCCATGATGTGGTTTTACATTCTTCAGATAACCGCTATCCGCCAGAGCGAGAAACGTTGCCCTTGGGCATCCCTTCTTTCTTGCCGATTCGCTTTCTGTAACCTCAGCGACAGCAGCATCCCATGCATCACGCGGGGATATTGAATTATCAGCAACCAAATAATAAGCAATTAAAGCGGCGCGCGCGTATTGAGACATAATGCATCCATATACAAAAATCTTATGATAAGACTTTTCTAATATGAACACTGTGATCTCACATACTCTTGCAGGCCATTCAATTGGTTAGTTATGGTTTCGATGCGCTCTCTGAGAACGAAATAATCCCGTTGAGCGGTGTCAGTAAGTCTGGGGCTGGAAGCATCATCCACGCCGGAGGCGGCGGTGGTTTTATGCATGTCGGGACAGACTGCTTTGACGTGCAGCCACTTACGACCAGCAGAAACATCAGCACGAAGACTTTCGATAGTCGCGTTAGCATCAGCAAGCTCCTTTGTATATCTGGCATCGAGTTCAGCTACATTACGTTGACGTTTCTGCATGTCAGCGATAATGGATGCGGCCTTATCGCGCTGTTCTTTGTAGGCGATGGCGTTATCACGGTAATGATTAACAGCCCATGACAGGCAGGCGATGATACAAATAACCAGAGCGGAGATAATCGCAGTTACTCTGCTCATACCTCAATCTCACTGACCGTTCCGCCTGCTTCTTTGAATTTTGCAATCAGGCTGTCAACTTTATGCTCGAACTGACCATAACCAGCGCCCGGCAGTGAAGCCCAGATGTTGCTGCAACAGTCGATTGCCTGACGGATGTCACCGCGATCAATCATTAGTAAAGCACCACGCTCCTTAATCTGCTGCAATGCAACAGCATCCTGGCTTTTAGGAGAGAAGTCTGTCAGCCCTAACTGCTTGCGGTAAGCATCCCACCAGCGTGAAAGAAGTTGATAACGGCCTGCGGCTGTTGATTTGAGTTTCGGGTTTAGCGTGACAAGTTTTCGAGGGTGATCGGAGTAATCAGTGAAGAGTTCGCCACCGACAATAACGTCATAACCGCGGTTACGTGTCGGTTGTCGCCCGTTATCCGTTCCTTCTGACCACGCCAACATATCGAGGAAAGCTTTACGCTGAGGATTAAGATTTTGCATTTTTCACCCCTGTCAGTCGTTCCCAGAAGTACGTCAGTGCAACCGAGCCCATCGCACCACTAATCCCCGCTGTCGCGAGAATCATGTAAATACTGAATCCACTTTCGATACTGATCAGGCCACCAATAACACCGGTGAATCCCGATACCACTATCTGAGCCAGAGCATTTATCCAGCTCCACGTTGCTTTACTTTGCTTCACATCTATCAGATAGCGGACCAGACCGCCCCAACCTGCGATGATCAGCAAAACGAGCCAGAACGCTCCGGCAAGGCTCTCTTTTTCGTGCATATGAATAGCCAATGTTTCGCCGCCGACGAAAGGCCGGGACGCTAATGATTAAAAACTTACATGGGAAATATTGTTATAAACAGTCAACTCAAAAATAACTAAAAAATCTTATAACTACGCGAATGGCCTTCAAAAGCCGATCCGTGCAACTTGCATAAAACGATCTTTATCAATGAGTTACATGTGTGGTTAAATACCATGCTTTAAGGACTAAGAGCATTACCAGCAGATGACAGAAAAAGATAACATTGGTAAGTTAATTTGGCATATTGCTTGCGATGAATCTGGCATTGATGGGCAACGTTTCTACGGCTTTGGCAGTCTGTGGATGAAGTACCAACGCCGTGGGGATTTCTGTCAACTAATCAGAGAACTACGCAGCAAACATGGTTTTTTTGAAGAAATAAAATGGCAAAAAGCCCATTCAAAAAGATACTCTGAATTTTATCTTGAGCTGATCGACTTATTCTTTAGAGTTCCTTGGCTAGCTTTTCATTGTATCGTGGTTGAAAAATCAATAGTAAACAAGGCATTTCATAATGGGGATTATGACCTGGCAAGGAGAAAGCACTTCACAAATCTCATTACCACAAAAATTAGCTCTGTAATTTCTGCACACCCTGAAAGAGACAGTTACTTCAGGATTGAAGTTGATCCTATCGCATCTCGTTATAAAAAGGCCGATGAAGAACTAAATGTTATTGCCAATAACATATTGAATAGAAAATTTGGTCGTAAAGGGATAATCAGCAGTGTAGTGACAAAAGACTCTAAAGCATCTGAAAACATTCAGCTAGCCGATTTTTTCTTAGGTGCGGTTATGTGCGCATATCAAGGAAAAGCTTCATCTGAAGCCAAAATAAGAGTATCAAACTATGTTGCTTCATATTTAGGCTGGGATCATTTGCAATATGATACATGGCACACTGAGAGAAAATTTAATATCTGGTATTTTTATGATAAAACTCGAGGGCCACGAGATATAGAAACTCAAAATGTTAGCTTAAAGTATCCACTTCCCCAAAAGAAATAGACGTCGACCTCTCAGCCGACACGGTTGGAGTCCCAGACCAATTATCGAGTCGAAGTTACCAACTTGGCGGTTATCTTTTGGGAGCCGCCCCTTCATTCCCAAAACCTTTATTGCAGAAAAATCTATATCCTGGAAATTGGATAGTCAACCCTTACGACACCTACGAACAGTTGCACATACAACATTGGCAAAATATCAGATTTACACGGAATATATGCCTTTCAATCCAGTTTTGCAATACTTTGCTGTGAAAATGTCGTCTTTTGTTTTGAACGTGTTCTCGTTACAAGCAATAAAGCTTCGCTATCAAGCTGTAGAAAAATGTGCTTCATTGCAACCCAGCGTTCAGTAAATGTCTCAGACCAGTTTTTTGATGTCACTCCCACCAGTGATGCCAGCTCCTGGTATTCATAGGTCTTACGCCCTGCCAGCTCATTCTTCACATCCTGTGCCGCCAGCCAGATCAACTTCTTCAAACGTTCCAGTGTCTTACCTGCAATTTTCCTGGTACCCAACAGAGTCTTAAACTCGCTCCATACCCACTGCGTTATGGTGACCTGATGTTCCCAGCGAACACTTTCGCTGTAACTCCACAGCAACCACGCTTTCTGATGTTCTTCGAGAGACAGAACCGCGCGGCGCCATGAAGATGTTGAGAACTCAACCTGGCTGACCAGTGCAATGGATGAACCTTTTGCGTACGACTGCTTACCGGAAATCGGCGGATTATCCAGCGTAATCATCTTGCCCGTTACCTCATCCAGAATGCGCGGCTTCTTTCGTTTATATGTACCAGTATCAAATTGTGCATGCTCCAGCCAGGCTTCAAGCTGGCCTTTCGTTGCTCCGCTCAAATCAGCAGTAGCCACAATGAGTTGCTCGCGGACATACTGTAAATATTGGGTATTCATGCGGCAGCTCCTTTCAGTGTTTTGGCGTAATTCTTCAGTATTCGGTAATCGGTCAAAACAGAACCGGGGAAACGATATAAGCGCAGACGCCACCAGCGGTGGCGAAGAAGTTCTGCCATATAAAACTCAAACATCATTCATTCCCCATTTCGGTGATGGTCAGTTCCAGCCTCCCACCTTTGGTAACAGGCATCTTCACAACGCGGTAATCAACGACCTGAGCATCATCCAGCCAGAAACCTGCTTTGGTGAGTGCGTCAAAAGCGGCTTTTTGCAGATTATCCAGGTCACGGCGACGGCGATCCGGCATGTGGCACTCAATACGGATTTTCACTGGCATAGCCAAGCCGATATCCAGCATTGCGTTTTTAATGATTCGGGCGACGTTATCACGGTATGCCTGCCCTTCTGCGCTGATGTGCGTGCGCCCGCGATTATGCCTGTAGTAGCGGTTATTGCTCGGCGGCCAGGGTAGTGTGATGTGGTAAGTATTCACGCCTTGATTACCCCCTCTTTCAGCCAGATAACCTGCGTTCTCGCCATACCTTCCAGCGCGCATTCTTTTGCGTACTCAGCATCGACAAAATGCGTGCGGCGGTCGATTTCGTCGTGACAGGCAGAACAGGCAATGGTGGCAATAAGGTCTGGCGGTTTGATACCGGTACCGCACAATCCAGCCAGCCGGATATGTGCCAGTACTGACGTTTCAGGATTGCCATTACATACGCCAGGGATTCTTACCTGGCATTCCCGACCACGCGCTGCTTTTCTCAAATCAGCCATGATTCCTCCTTGCTGCCAGTCGCAACCATTTTTTATCAACCAGGCTGGCGGTATACCCGAGCAGTGTTGGTATTTCGGATGGCTTCAGCTCAGGTTTACGCTTACGACGATTTGGTACTTTGTAGATGTGTCCGTTCATGACACGAATAAGCGGTGTAGCCATTACGCCTCCTGCTTGTCGCGCAGCAGCTGGAACTCGCAGCTCTGCGGAATAGTCAGGTGGCAGCCAATATTCATCGCCCAGGCTTCAACCTTACACAGGAAGACATACATCTCTCCGGTATCAAGATCGGAGGTATGGCGTAACGACTGGATAGTAGTGATTTCGCCGGTTACGACATCAACCAGGTCCTTGGTTTCATAACCGAGGTATGTGTGTTTGAGAGCATCTTTTACCCAAGCTGGAGTAGCAAACGTTTTACCCCTGCTGATGAGGTACTCACTAATTTCGCTGTACCACATGTGGCTAAGTGCATTCTGGGAAAGACTGCGTCTCTTGCGCCACGGTTTAAGCACCATGCGAAAGCATTTGCCTTCCTCCAGATAAGGCTGGATCTGCTGGCCGATAGCGGTGAAGTTGCCGCGATGTAATTTGATGCCGTCTTGTGAGAGGTTCACGCTTCACCTCCGCAGAGGTCAAACGCTAGATGCAAAGAATTGCAGGTGCATTTCTGCATCTGTGAAGGGAGAAGAGAGTTTGGATTGTATGTGCGCATAAACGTCCCCGTTTAGCGCAGAAGTCACCGGAGTTGTTCAGGCTCCGATGACATGATTATGGCTAATAGCTTAGTTTTTATCAATTGTACTATGGATTAGAGAGTGAATCTGGATGTGGTATTTCAGCCATGACCTCCTCTGCATCACAGTTGTCGATAAAAAAGTATAAAGTTGAGTCAACAATTTTTAAACGCCTGGTACCTTGATCATAATCGAATAATGGCGGAACGATATTCTGATTTGTTTGAAGTATAGGCAATCGCTTCAGTGTCCCTGTTACATCAGAAGTTCTGACGTTATCAGGATGAGTATGTATTTCTTTAATAAGTTCCTGTAGAGTCTTTCTCTCAATCCCATCCTTGAGCTCAGAATAAGTTCTACTTAACAGAACTTGAACTAAATAATACTGAAGATACAAAGCCACAGCCTCTTCACTTGGCCTGCGACTTCGACTCCCTGCGGCAATTGACTCAAGACTACGGACATGTCTTGACGAATAATCTGCAACCTTAACGTCAATTGCTCTTTGTAGAACGGCCATATCACTCAAATAAACTACTTCTTGTTGGACCATTCGTATTCCTGACAATTCACAAAGTTGCTTAAGAAGCTCTTGCACTACTGCAACACTTCCATGGGCCTCTTCAAATATACGCTCTTTAATTTGCTCTGAAATAGATATATTTAAACACTGCTCGCCAACTGTAGCGATTCTTGAAAAGTCACCTTTATCCCATGGCTCAACAGGAACCTCAGCCATACGGTCCTGTAAGTCGCCATTAAACTGAATAAGACGATTATTTTCTCTCCATACTCCGAGTATGATAAATCTAATACCCATTTCTTCAAATGTACGAAGATCAAATGCCAACTGTCCTTGAACTTCAACAGAGAGATAATGAAAGTTTTCGAGAACGAAGAACTTATCCTTCCCGCCAACATTAATCAATAATTCTCCTACATCTTGTGCCGCCGTCAAGTTGAACTCAATCGGCCTAGATTTTGTTTCTGTATTTTTGGATATCGTCCCTTCAACCCCCGCCTCTACTTCAGTTTTTGCTAAAAATGGCAGGATGGCAGAAAAAGTGCTTTTTAAAGACGCTGAAGCCTCCTTAGAGTTACCTGTTGTTCTCTCGGTAATAATTTCCACTCCAAAGTGACGTAAAAATGTACGATAGATATCTTCCGCAGAATTGGTGGGACCACAATGATATGTAACCCTGCTGTTTTCATCTAAATGGCGCTGAAGTAAGGCTGTTTTCCCTTGTTTTGATGAGCCATAAATCACGATCTGCTTCGTCGTTGCAAGTGCATCAGCAAGTGCCTGATCGACCTTTTCACGTTCAATATAGCTGGCTACCGGATCTCTTGATACTCCGAATACATTATTTAGATGCATGGTTCATTTCCTTGTTATAAAAGAAAAATCTTAGCATATTAATACATTAATAACTTCCGCCCCTTGTTTAACTGTACAATTAATAGACTTTTATGCCTCCTACCCAATGACCGGAAGAATATCCGTAATACCTAGCCCCATTTATCACCTTGTCATGAGTTGAATCCGAGGTCCGTAGCCTCCCTAGCAAAATAGCCCTCCATTCGGAAGGGCTATTTTTAGATTGTTATAAATCGAGCAGTTTCCCAATGAGTGGAGAGCACTAAAATGTCTAAATAGTCATAAGGGCAATATCCAAAATCTCCAACAACAATTGGTAGTCTTATAAATTACTCAGTTCAACATACGGTAGGTGTGTTTCTAATTGATGAAGTAGCATGGTGCGTTATTTAATGTAGTGCACTTCGTGACAACAAATTAATCACCAACACACCGGCACAAATCAACATCATGCCTATAATGGCTGGCAGGTCCAGCCGTTGGCCGAAAAATCCCCATGACAGTAAGCTAATCAGGACAATCCCGACTCCTGACCAGATAGCATAAGCAATCCCTGTAGGAATATAAGCCAGCGTCTGAGCTAATAACCAGAATGATGCACAGTAACAAATAATTGTACCAACAGATGGCCATAACCGTGTAAAACCTTCTGAAAACTTCATTAAGGTTGTACCAATGACCTCTGCAAGTATTGCACCACCAAGATAAATATAAGGGTTCATAGCATATTCTTTCCTGTTCAAACTGGAGAGAATTGTACTACAGTTTGAACTCAACTCACCTGTTTCATCATTGTGTTCCCATTGATGTTCTTTTATATACCCTCAATACCCGTTTCATCGCGGCACTCTGGCGACACTCCTTAAAAATCAGATTCGTGCTCACCTTTCCTTCCCGTTCTTCTCTGGTAGCGAACCGGTAATACACCGTTCGCCAGACCTTACCATCAACGACCAGGATTCCTGCCCGCGCCATTTTAGCCGCAGCCTGATTTATGCTGGTTACGGTTGCGCCTGTTACCGCGGCAACGTCCTGTGCACAGAAGCTCTTATGCGTCCCCAGGTAATGAATAATTGCCTCTTTGCCCGTCATACACTTGCTCCTTTCAGTCCGAACTTAGCTTTAATTTCTGCGATCTTCGCCAGAGCCTGTGCACGATTTAGAGGTCTACCGCCCATAACAGGAAGTTGTTTTACTGGTTCAGGTATCGTCTCACCACGGTTAATTCGCGCTGTCATACAGGTCAGTTCATCGGCAGCCTTGCGCCGTAATTCCGCGTCAGTCAGCGCATTGGCCCGCATGTTCTGGTACAAGTTGGTAACCAACCAGTAATGCGCGTTCGATTTCCACGGATAAGACTCTGCATCCGGATACAGGCCACGCTTCCGGCAATACTCGTAAACCATATCAACCAGCTCGCTGACGTTTGGCAGCCCGGCGTTAACAGATGCTTCTTCCCGGCACCAGGCGACAAACTGCCCGGGTGATGGCAGGAATGGTCGATTCTGCCGACGGGCTACGCGCATTCCAGCGTTAACCTGTTCCATTGTGGTGATCCCGTTTTCCCGGAAAGCCAGAACCCACTGGCAGCGGATTTCGTTCAGTTCATTCTGGTCACGGTTAGCCAGGCTCGCCGGGAAAGTTGCCAGTAACTGGCTGAACACACCGTTGATGATCTGCGCTACCTGCTGTACCTGTGGCTTTTCGTCGTACTGTTCCGGCATGTTGTTGGCGATCCGGCGCATCTGCTCACAGTCAAAGTTAACCATCTGTGCGGCGATGTTTTTCATAGCTCCACCCCGTAAATCCAGTCAGTGTTCGTCAGGTCGAGTTTTGGTTTGCCGGCTGTCACGCCAGCCTGTTGCTTGTTTCGGTTGATTTCGAGCTGGGTCCACTTGTCGCGGAGTTTGGCCGGACTTAGCACGTTACCGGACCAGAAGTTGTCCTGGCATGCCCAGCGGAACAGCACGCACATGTCGCGGTGGTTACGTCCGTCACGTTCACGCATCAGGCGGATATCGTTAGCCCACCCTGCAAAATTCGGTTTTCTGGCTGATGGCGCGATGGTCTTCACCATGTCAAACATCCACTCTGCGGCGGTCAGGTCTTCTGCTGTCCCCCACTTGCTGCCGCTCTGAATTGCAGCATCCGGTTTCACCACAGGAAGATCGTTTTCTGGTTGGTCAGAGGATTCGCCAGAATTCTCGGACGAAAAAGGTTTTATATTGTCTTTTGTTAGTTTGTCTTTTGTGTTTACCTGATTCGGGTAAACGCCTTTACCTGATTTGGGTAAACTTTTTTTACCTGATTCAGGTAAATTTACCTCTTTCAGGTAAACTTTATTTTTCTTACCTGATTCGGGTAATGTTGACCATTCACTGACCACATTATTAATGCCGGTATTCCGCCCGCTCTGAATAAAAATCCCACGCTTTACCAGAACACTTTTTGCAGCAGAACACTTGTGCGGCAATATCCCGGTTAATTCGGAAAGTTGCTCGTTGCTCACCCAATCCAGTTTTTTATTAAAGCCATATGTTTTGCGCATGACAGCCAGAAAGACCAGAAGCTGGTGCTGTGTTAATCCGGCCAGCATCACAGCTTCCAGCAACTCATTTGCAATGCGCGTATAACCATCATCGAGATCTGCCACGCGCGGCTCCTTTTGTGCCGCATCCGGCACTGGAAAATTGAATATCTCAGCAGTGTTTGCCATAATTCCTCCCGCAATGAGTGTGTTACGATTTGCACCTGAAAGTCGGTTCTGTTCCAGCAGACCGGCTTTCGCCATTTCTGAACCTGTCATATCGCCCCCAGCATGGTAGTAACCATCGCCATCAATGGACCAGCCAGATCTGGGTCCACACGAAACATCGACACAATACCTTCACTAATTTCCTTCAGTTTCTGGTGGCGTGGTGCGTTGAGAATGACAGCCTGTTTTGCCTCACTGAGTTCCTTTTCCATTTCAGCCAACCTAGCCATGAAGCTATCCTGCTCAACCAGGTAACCGCGATATTCCAGCGGTAGTACCGCCAGAATTGCCGGGGTCAGTTCACGCACGTTATTTCGGTATTTTTCAGAATCGAATTTGTTATCGAGGAAGCGGAACAGCTTCTGGCGTGCACGGCTGACATCATCAGGGAAATCGATGGTGCCGCCGCCCTGCTCCCGATACTCATTCACAATGAGTGTGGCAACGACATCCTGATTATCTACAGCCGACCAGGCGCGGACGGCATCACGGATTTTTTCGTGGCCTGGCACCTGTTTTGTTTGAGAACGATTTATCACCGCAGTCGGGCTAAATCCGCTAGTCTGTTGGTATGTAAGTGGTTGCATAATTGACTCCTTTAGTTTGAATTGACTGTTAAGTTGATTGCTTATTGTTAAAGAGCGTGAAATGGAAATTTAAGCTGCGTTCTTTTCGGTGTGTGGAAACAACTTCGGAAGATCCGGGCGAATCTGGTATGCCTTCACTACTCCACCAGTAGCCGTAACAATGCTGCCGACATGTTCAGGGGATACCTTTGCTTTGTTGTGAAGCCACTTATAGACGGCCTGCTGTGAAACTTCGCAAGCAGCGCCCAGTTTCTTTTGTGAACCAACGATATTGATCGCTGTTTTGATAGCTGGGTTCATAACAACCTCCGTGGTTAATTTGAATCAAGATTAAAACTATGGTTGTTTTTAGTCAACAACCATTTTCGCTTGATGGAATAAAACCTTGGTTGTACATTTGGACTATGAAAACAACACTCTCAGAAAGACTTAAAGAAGCCAGATTAGCGCGAGGCCTTACACAAAAGGCGCTTGGGGATTTGGTCGGGGTTAGCCAGGCTGCTATTCAGAAAATCGAAACAGGGAAAGCTAATCAAACAACTAAAATCGTGGAGATCGCGAACGCTTTGGGTGTGCGCGCAGAATGGTTATCTTCTGGCGTTGGAAATATGTCAGACAGTACAGTGCAACCAATACAATCAACTGTCAGCCATTCCAAATACTTCAAGATTGACGTTCTTGATATAGAAGTCAGTGCTGGGCCGGGAGTCATCAACCGTGAGTTTGTAGAAGTTCTACGCTCGGTTGAGTACTCGTTTGACGATGCTCGTCACATGTTCGATGGTAGGAAGGCGGAAAATATCCGCATCATTAACGTGCGTGGTGACAGCATGTCAGGAACGATCGAACCAGGTGATCTGCTGTTCGTTGATATCACAGTTAAATCTTTCGACGGTGATGGTATCTATGCGTTTCTGTACGACGACACAGCCCATGTAAAGCGCCTGCAAATGATGAAGGATAAGCTGCTGGTCATCTCTGATAACAAAAGCTACTCACCGTGGGACCCGATCGAGAAAGACGAGATGAACCGGGTGTTCATCTTCGGTAAGGTTATTGGGAGCATGCCGCAGACATATAGGAAGCATGGGTAGTACCAATTAAAAATTATCAACTGGGCATTGTGCTCATTCAGTAAAGAACTAATTCCTATCTTTGCTCTAGGTAGTAATATTAAGCCACCGCAATAATATCTTTACCTAACGGCGTAAGAATCCCGGTCACCGTGCCGGGTTTTCTTTTGCCCTCCCCTCATCACACACACCGTTAAAAAAACCACCATAACCTCGCTTCAGTTATCGCTATGCGATTCAAGTCACAAAATAAATCCATCCTAAATACAACCAGTTATATCTAAAACAACCAATAAAACAACTTTTGTTGTTGACGATAAAACAACCATGGTTTTAAATAAGTTCATCGCAACAACACAACGATACGGCAACTACCTGATTCACCGTTGCGATGACCGCTTAGATCCGCAGTTTGAATTTCAGCAGGCTTCGGGGAGTGCGAGGGGTGAAACGGACGCGTGAACGTCGGTGTGACCAGCTGAAATTAACTCAACATTTCATACCTTAGTCGCTTCAACGAGGCGGCTTAGTTATGACAACCGGCGGCCATCCACCGCCTGAATACGCGCAGAAGTCTCTATATGTTCAGCAGCCCAGCTTACGGGCAGGAGTTTTTATGGTTCATCAACATTATGGAACGCAGACCGTTAATCGAGGTGCGGTCATGCCAGGAATGCTGGTCAAACACAAAGATGGTACCTGGACTGCATCAGCTAATTTACGCGGACGGCTTTATCTGCATCGCGGCATCGAGCGCACTTATACCCGTGATTTGCTCGTGGAAGTTTTTCTCGACGGACGCGGTAACGGCCTGAATCACTAATCCCCTTTCCTGTTTTCCTAATCAGCCTGGCATTTCGCGGGCGATATTTTCACAGCCATTTTCAGGAGGTCAGCCATGAACGCTTATTACATTCAGGATCGTCTTGAGGCTCAGAGCTGGGCGCGTCACTACCAGCAGATCGCCCGTGAAGAGAAAGAGGCAGAACTGGCAGACGACATGGAAAAAGGCCTGCCCCAGCACCTGTTTGAATCGCTATGCATCGATCATTTGCAACGCCACGGGGCCAGCAAAAAAGCCATTACCCGTGCGTTTGATGACGATGTTGAGTTTCAGGAGCGCATGGCAGAACACATCCAGTACATGGTTGAAACCATTGCTCACCACCAGGTTGATATTGATTCAGAGGTATAAAACGGATGAGTACAGCACTCGCAACGCTGGCAGGGAAGCTGGCTGAACGTGTCGGCATGGATTCTGTCGACCCACAGGAACTGATCACCACTCTTCGCCAGACGGCATTTAAAGGTGATGCCAGCGATGCGCAGTTCATCGCATTGTTGATCGTCGCCAACCAGTACGGCCTTAATCCGTGGACGAAAGAAATTTACGCCTTCCCTGATAAGCAGAACGGCATCGTTCCGGTGGTGGGCGTTGATGGCTGGTCCCGCATCATCAATGAAAACCAGCAGTTTGATGGCATGGACTTTGAGCAGGACAATGAATCCTGTACATGCCGGATTTACCGCAAGGACCGTAATCATCCGATCTGCGTTACCGAATGGATGGATGAATGCCGCCGCGAACCATTCAAAACTCGCGAAGGCAGAGAAATCACGGGGCCGTGGCAGTCGCATCCCAAACGGATGTTACGGCATAAAGCCATGATTCAGTGTGCCCGTCTCGCCTTCGGATTTGCTGGTATCTATGACAAGGATGAAGCCGAGCGCATTGTCGAAAATACCGCATACACTGCAGAACGTCAGCCGGAACGCGACATCACTCCGGTTAACGATGAAACCATGCAGGAGATTAACACTCTGCTGATCGCCCTGGATAAAACATGGGATGACGACTTATTGCCGCTCTGTTCCCAGATATTTCGCCGCGACATTCGCGCATCGTCAGAACTGACACAGGCCGAAGCAGTGAAAGCTCTTGGATTCCTGAAACAGAAAGCCACTGAGCAGAAGGTGGCAGCATGACACCGGACATTATCCTGCAGCGTACCGGGATCGACGTGAGAGCTGTCGAACAGGGGGATGATGCGTGGCACAAATTACGGCTCGGCGTCATCACCGCTTCAGAAGTTCACAACGTGATAGCAAAGCCCCGCTCAGGAAAGAAGTGGCCTGACATGAAAATGTCCTACTTCCACACCCTGCTGGCTGAGGTTTGCACCGGTGTGACTCCGGAAGTTAATGCTAAGGCGCTGGCCTGGGGAAAACAGTACGAGAACGACGCCAGAACTCTGTTTGAATTCACTTCCGGCGTGAATGTTACTGAATCCCCGATCATCTATCGCGACGAAAGTATGCGCACCGCCTGCTCTCCCGATGGTTTATGCAGTGACGGCAATGGCCTTGAGCTGAAATGCCCGTTTACCTCCCGGGATTTCATGAAGTTCCGGCTCGGTGGTTTCGAGGCCATAAAGTCGGCTTACATGGCCCAGGTGCAGTACAGCATGTGGGTGACACGAAAAGATGCCTGGTACTTTGCCAACTATGACCCGCGTATGAAGCGTGAAGGACTGCATTATGTCGTGGTTGAGCGGGATGAAAAGTACATGGCGAGTTTTGACGAGATGGTGCCGGAGTTCATCGAAAAAATGGACGAGGCACTGGCTGAAATTGGTTTTGTATTTGGGGAGCAATGGCGATGACGCATCCTCACGATAATATCCGGGTAGGCGCGATCACTTTCGTCTACTCCATTACAAAGCGAGGCTGGGTATTTCCCGGCCTTTCTGTTATCAGAAATCCACTGAAAGCACAGCGGCTGGCTGAGAAGATAAATAATAAACAGGAGGATATATGAGTCAGGTTGGTAATCATTCATTCGAATTTCCGGCATCGCAAGGTGTACAGGGTGGTACTGTTACACTCTTCCTTACCATACCAGGAAGATCGCTGGCTCGTTTCCTCGCTTCAGATAATTACGGCCATACACTGGAACGCTCTCAGCGAGAAATTAATCCAAATCGAGTACGAAAATTTTTAAATTATCTCACTAACGCAGACTCAAGAAATGAGCCTTTTATCATTCCCCCTCTCGTAGGTAACTGTGATTCGAATATAGAATTTGTACCGTTTGGCAACACAAATGTTGGTATAGCCAGAATTCCCCTCGACGCCGAAATAAAACTTTTTGATGGTCAACATCGTGCAGCTGGCATTGAGATATTTTGCCGAAGCTCCCCATCAACGCTCATGGTTCCCATGATGCTTACAATGAATCTGCCGCTAAAAACCCGGCAGCAGTTCTTTTCGGACATAAATAACAACGTTTCTAAGCCATCAGCGACCATCAATATGGCGTATAACGGCCGGGATGATATTGCTCAGGGAATGATATCCTTCCTGACCCAACATACTGTATTTGCCGATATAACCGATTTTGAACACAACGTAGTGCCATTAAAAAGTAATATGTGGGTGAGTTTCAAGGCACTCACTGATGCAACGTCAAAGTTCGCTAGGAACGGCAATCAACAACTTGAAATGGGATATATAGAATCTGTCTGGGAGGCATGGATTACACTAACTCAGATTGACTCAATTCGACATGGTGTACACCACGCTACGTACAAGCGCGATTATATTCAGTTCCATGGAGTAATGATTAACGCTTTCGGTTTTGCGGTTCAACAGATGATGGTTAATCATTCCATCGCAGAAATAACTTCTATGATCGAAAAACTATGTGCAACTACCAGCTCTGCAGAAAGAGAGGATTTTTTTCTGATGGATAACTGGGCGGGGATCTGCACGAAAGCCAGCCAGGAAAAACTATCTGTTATTGCCAATGTGGCAGCGCAGAAAGCAGCAGCAAACAGACTGATACAAGCTTTTACCAAAGGAAGTCTGGAAACAACTTAATGAATCAACATTGTCTCATATCAGCATGCTGTACGGCGTCTTTAAGGAACGGTGAGCATGAAAAACAAAATCATCATGGAGCTACAGGCTCCTTTTTTATTATTCGCATTCACCCTCAAGCGTATTAACCAACAATTCAGGGATTAATGAAAGATGGCAGACATCATTGATTCAGCATCAGAAATCGAAGAATTACAGCGCAATACAGCAATAAAAATGCGTCGTCTGAACTACCAGACTGTATCCGCAACTCATTGTTGTGAGTGTGGCGATCCGATAGATGAGCGAAGACGCCTGGCTGTTCAGGGTTGTCGGACTTGTGCTAGTTGCCAGGAGGAGATCGAACTTAAGAACAAACAATGGGGACTGTGATGGCCTCAAAGCAGCAAATTTCAACATCGTCCAACTGAGGTGTAAAAATGTTCAGAATCATTTTTCCTAACACCTGGTACGTCGACCACCACGGCACTCCCTGCAAAATCCTGCGTTCTACCCACAACAAAGTTCACTACATCCGAAAAGGCAGAACATGTATCGCCAGCATGTTCCGCTTTAATCATGACTTTGAACCTGTGAATAAAGCTGATGCAGATCGGATAGCAGAAGAGATCGAAACGGCAGAACACATTAAGAAGTTACGTGACATGCGTTCAAAAAGCAGAGGTAACCATGGAATCATACAGCCTCACACTCGATGAGGCCTGTCAGTTTCTTAAGATATCCAGACCAACCGCCACCAACTGGATACGAACAGGCCGCCTACAGGCAACACGTAAAGATCCAACCAAGCCAAAATCTCCTTACCTCACAACACGGCAAGCCTGCATTGCGGCGCTTCAGTCTCCGCTGCATACTGTCCAGGTGAGCGCGGGTGATGGCATAACAGAGGAAAGAAAATGTCACTCTTCCGCAGAAATGAAATATGGTATGCCTCGTATTCGCTCCCGGGCGGGAAACGAATTAAGGAATCTCTTGGCACAAAGGACAAGCGGCAAGCTCAGGAGTTGCACGACAAGCGAAAAGCAGAACTCTGGCGTGTAGAAAAGCTAGGGGATTTACCTGATGTCACTTTTGAAGAGGCCTGCCTAAGATGGCTTGAGGAAAAAGCTGATAAAAAATCTCTCGATTCAGATAAAAGCCGGATTGAGTTCTGGCTTGAACATTTTGAGGGTATAAGGCTTAAAGATATCTCGGAGGCAAAGATTTACTCTGCTGTAAGCAGAATGCATAACAGAAAGACGAAAGAAATATGGAAACAGAAAGTTCAGGCCGCTATCAGGAAAGGTAAAGAACCGCCTGTTTATGAACCAAAGCCAGTATCAACTCAGACAAAGGCAAAGCATCTTGCCATGATAAAGGCCATTCTCCGTGCTGCAGAACGCGACTGGAAGTGGCTGGAAAAAGCGCCTGTCATCAAGATACCAGCGGTCAGAAACAAGCGAGTCAGATGGCTGGAAAAGGAGGAAGCAAAACGCCTTATTGATGAGTGCCCCGAACCACTGAAATCTGTCGTCAAGTTTGCGCTGGCAACTGGTCTGAGAAAGTCGAACATCATAAATCTGGAATGGCAACAAATCGACATGCAGCGACGAGTTGCCTGGGTGAATCCAGAAGAGAGCAAATCAAACCGCGCCATTGGTGTGGCGCTGAACGATACCGCCTGTAAAGTGTTGCGTGATCAAATAGGCAAGCATCACAAATGGGTGTTTGTACATACCAAGGCGGCTAAGCGAGCAGATGGAACATCAACGCCTGCGGTCAGGAAGATGCGCATCGACAGCAAGACATCATGGCTATCAGCTTGTCGTCGTGCAGGAATTGAAGATTTCCGTTTCCATGACCTCAGACACACCTGGGCAAGCTGGCTGATTCAGTCAGGCGTCCCATTATCAGTGCTTCAGGAAATGGGCGGATGGGAGTCCATAGAAATGGTTCGTAGGTATGCTCACCTTGCGCCTAATCATTTGACAGAGCATGCGAGGAAAATAGACGACATTTTTGGTGATAATGTCCCAAATATGTCCCACTCTGGAATTATGGAGGATATAAAGAAGGCGTAA